GACCCGCCATACGAATTAGCCCTGACGCTGTCCCTGACGCTGTCCCCGACGCTGTCCCCGACGCTGGCCCAGACGCTGTCCCTGACGCTGTCCCTGACGCTGGCCCCGACGCTGGCCCAGACGCTGTCCCTGACGCTGTCCCCGACGCTGGCCCCGACGCTGGCCCAGACGCTGGCCCAGACGCTGTCCCCGAGGCTGTCCCAGACGCTGGCCCCGACGCTGGCCCAGACGCTGGGATCGTCTTTTATTTTTTTCAGCATCATCCAAGCGAGCTCGCCGCCAAGCGTCGCGCCATACGGCGATCCCATTCGCAAGATAACCATCGGGCGCTTAAGATTCGCGGCTTCGTATGCCCTGAGCGCCGCCGCCGTTGCCTTATCGAAATCGGCGGGTTCCGTTGAAAGCCCTATATCAATCCACTGTTTCGCCCACTCGCCAAACTTAGCTGATTGTTCGGGCGTAATTGTGTCGATCCTCATATGAACATCATCCTTCTCTCTGGCATTGGCAATTTTTCTCGCTTGGGCTTGCCGGGGGCGAATCCGCGAGACTGGATAGGTGGAGGTCAGTCACTTCCCAGCTCCCTTGGCTCGCTTTTCAGGCGTCGCGCGCGCTGGCGGCGGCACGTCCTTGAACAATGGGCGCGGCGGCAGGGTCGCGCGGGGTTCACGCTTGGCTTTTTCTTCCTTCGCCATGGTTCGGGCGCTCCTTTGGAATCCTCGGGATTGAATTGGCTGGTGCGATGGCGCGCGGGCGCCGAGATAGGCGGCTTCGCGACGCTTGGCCTTGGCGATCACCGCAACGTCGATCTTGGTCTTTTCCAGGTGGCAGGGGCGGCAAAGCAGCTTGGCGTTTTCGATCACGGGCTTGCCAGTCAAAGCGTCGGCGTCGATGTGGTCGATTTCAAACCGCTTGGCGAACTCCCCGCATTCCTCGCAGATCACTAGGCCGTCGCGCGTGGCGCGTCGGATCACGGCGACCTTGACGGATTTGGGAAACTCGCGCCGGGCCATGCTATGCGGCCCTTCCAAGCTGCTTTGGCGTCGCATCAATCATCGCGGCCAGCACATCGAGAACGCGATCTTTCGATTCCTGGAAAGCCGCCTTGCCCATGGCCTTTACGGACTGCGATTGCGCCGTCCAGACCGTCACCACGGCCTCGCGGACCTCGACGATGGCATACACATCCATCGGGCGGATGAAAGCCGCCACGCGCTGCGCCTCGGCCTTTGACGCGCATACGATCTGGCGGCTATCGGCATACCCGGCTTTGATGAGCGCGAATTTCCGCAGCGACTCGGGGCTGGCGAACCGTTCGGCCAGATGATCGGGCAGATTTGCGAAAACATCGTTCACACAAGCAAAAAAATGCCGGTGCGAGATCGCCGACCGTTCCTCGATCGGCTCCATCATGTATCGCTGGCCAATGACGAATTGCGCGTCCGCTCGCTTCGCGAATCCGGGCGCGGGCTTGAGGGACTCGCCGTCCCATGTGAAGGGAAGGGGGGTCATATCGCCCTCTCGTATTTCTCAATCAGCGTGGCGACCGTCCTATCCAGTTCCGACAGAAAGGCGCGGACATCGCGCTCAAGTTCGGAAATCCGGGCGTCATCGCGCGCGACCCGCCGAACGAAAAGCTGCATCGAGGCCGGCAGACGGGGATCGAATGACACGAAGTCGCACCACTCGCGCCCGGTGCAAGCCAACTGCCATTGGATCTGGGTAATGTATTTCCCGGCCACGTCGCCATTAACGAGAGTGTCGATATGGGTTGCCGTGTTCGGGCATTTGATCTCCACGAGCCCGTCAGCCGCGATCAGTCCGTCCGGGCTGGCGCCGCTCATTTCGATTGACGGATGGGCGACAAACCCGACCTGAATAACCTCGACGTCTTTCATGAACTCGTAGAGATTGCGCGCCGCGGGCTCCTGGTCCGTGCCCCATTGCATCGCGGCATTCGTAAACTTGTCGGCTGGCGTCTTGGTCAGGCGCTCGGCGACCAATTCGGCCATGTAGTTCGCGCGCGAGGCGCTGGGGCCGCTCTTGGTCTTGGCGATTACATCCGCGACGCGGGAGGCCGTCACCCGGCCCAGCCTCGCGGCAAACCATTCGTCCGTGCCTTGAACAATGCTAGAAAGATCGTCCATGTCCTAGCCTCCCTTCGCGCGCTTGGATTCGAGCATGACAACCGCCGCGTCGAATTGCTTGGCGGGAAGATCGGCCAAGGTTTCAGCCTTGAAGTATTTCAGGAAACGCGGAATGTCGGCGCCGACCTCGACGATCAACGCTTGTAGGCGTTCGATTTGCTCGTCGCTGACCGCGGCGCTGCCGGACTTGTGCCCGTCGTCATCATCGGTCGCCGCCAGACCGATTGACTGCATCAGCGTGTACCGCTGGAGATAGGTCAGGGTTGAGCCAATCGCTTGAACCGCGTTCTTGCTCCCAGACGTGTCCGCTGGCCCGGCGAGGGTCGTTTCCTCGGCGTGGCCGTCGCGGTGCGACAGGATGCACGTCACGCAAATCTTGTTGTCGGCCTGCGCGGTGCGGAACCTGTAGGAAAGACCGTGGCGGGAAAGCGGATGATCGACCGCGCGCGCGATGGCCGAGAAATCCGCATATCGCCCGGTGTGCCCGGCCTTGTTGCGGACAACCGGCTCAATCTCGGCTTTCGCCTCGGCGATCGCCTGATTGAACTCGCGCCGGGCGGTGCTCGCCTCTGTGCGCTCCTTCATGAGCATCAGGCGCTCGAATTTCTCGATATCGACCGAAGGATCACGACTGGCCCGTTCGATCATGTTCAAAACCGCGCTCGATTCCGATACCGGAGCGGCGGGAAGGTTCGCGGCTTCTGGCGCGATGGCTAATGCTTTGTCACTCATTGTGATGCCTCACTGTTGTCATGATCAGCGTATGGCGCGCGATAACCCTTCGTGCGCCGTTTCCTGGCCCGCTCGATTGCGTCGCCAAGCCTCGCCAGCGCGTCCTCAAGCCGGGATGGCCTGACAACTGGCGCGTCTGGTAGAGGGCGGCGAGGATCGGGGAGCGGGTCGGGGAGTTTCATGGCTATTGATCCAAATCTTCGTAATTGGGGCGCTTGCGCGCATAACCGTGATCGGCTTCACAAGGGAAAGGATCGGGACCGGCGAAGCGGCGAGCGATTGCCAAAAACAGAAGCGCGCCAATCACAATGCCCGCGACAATCCACGCAAGGCCGGAGTGATCGATAGGCGCCGCGTCCAGCGTCGCCGCGCGCGTGGGGTCGCAAGAAAAGGCGCAATAGAACCCGCCAAAAAGTGCGATCATCGCCGCCGCGCTCTTGCGATTGTCGATCTTCGACCGGCGCAATTCCTCGCGGCGAAGCGCCTCGGCGTCCCATTCGATAATGGCTTCCGATGGAATATCGGCGGCGATATAGGCAGCGGTGCGCGCGCGTGGCAGATCAAGGCCGATCAAGCCCTTGAGCGCCTTCGTCATGCGAACCTTCATGATTTCTTCGTCAAGCAATGTCATCGCTTCGCCCCTCGATTACCTTGAAAGCCTCGCGCCGCATTGTTGGCGCGTCGTCGCGACGGTGCGCGTAGGTCCGCAGATCGTCGAAAATGTCCTCAATCGCGGTAAGTTGAAGGTCATCCAACACCGCGCGATTTTCCCGCGCGAAAACAAGGCGCCCAATTGCCGACTGCATCGCGGCGAAATAGTCGGCGTCGGATCGGATCGCGCCGGGGAACCGCCGATGATCTTCGCAATGCGAAAACCCTTGATTGCCGGGGCCAAATTCGCCGCCGCATTGCGAGCAAAATGTGCGATCAAAACGGGCCATCGTCACCACTCCGACTCTTGGCGATCGCATTCTTCTTGCGTGGCTTCGCTTTCATCGAGATAGAACTGGCAATGCTTGGCCAGCCATTCCGGACATTCCAGCGCCGGGCTTATTTTGCCGCCGCCCATGTCCTCGTGCAGCGAGGTAAATTTGACATCGTATTCCGCGGCCCAGCCCGGATCGTCCCAAGTCGGCTTTCCGGCGTCGGCGGTCTTTCGATATTCAAAGCAAATGATGTATTCGGACTCGAAGATTTGCGCGCAAATGTTGGGGCCATGCGCGCGATAGGCCAATCCAATCTGATCAATGGTGCGGGAAAGCTCGGCTGCGGTTGACATGGCGGCTCCATCGGCTGGCGATGAAGAAACCTATACCAAATTTTATGTGATTGCAAGCGAAAATTCAAAATAATTTGGGACCAATGAGTTTTGGGGCTTGCAATCCCAAAAATTATGGGGTAGTGGTCGATCCATGATGAAGTTCGCATCCACGAAAGACGTTATCGACAAGCTCGGCGGCAGCGCGGCTGTTGCAGAGATGATCGGCGTCACTGTCAACGCTGTTTCAAACTGGCGCGTCTCGAACGAATTTCCGGCGCGCACGTACATCGTCATGACCGAGCGCCTTCGCGCCGCGAATTGCACTGCATCCCCGCGTCTTTGGAGCATGGTCGATCCCTCCGATCAACGGAAGGCGTCATGATGGGCGCGAGCGCGCAACTCAATACGCTAACGCTCGCGCCCTTGCTACGGCAGGGGGGCGCCGCGCAACTGAAATCCGAATTGCCGCGCCATTCCGGCCGGCCGCTGTTGGCGTCCTCTGCGCTAACTGATGGCTGCCTGTCGAGGCGCACACCGACAGGGCGGCAACACTCTTTCCCCGGTGCAATGCCTCCCGCGCTGGGTATCTCGGCGGGGCCTTCGGGCTCCGCCATTTTCTTCAATCTCGCCACCGTCTCGCGCTGGCTCGCCGTCTTGGCGATGGCGATAAAGCGTAGTGATTTTGTATCGGGCCAGCGTTCCGGCTCGTAGGGGGTTTTAGTTCACAGCGTATTTGGAATCAGACTGCCAACTGGCGGCCTGATTTCCCATTTTCAAACGTCCGGCGTTGGCCGAACCATTCGGGGGCGAGTGATGAACAGACCAGAGCGCGTCAATGTCGAGACTTCCACCGATCATGTTGATGGCGGTCATTTGCGCGCCTTCATCGAGCGCATCGAGCGGCTTGAGGAAGAAAAGCGGGCCATCGCCGACGACATCAAGGAAGTCTATGCCGAGGCCAAGGGTAACGGCTTTGATGCGCGCATCATGCGCAAGGTGATTTCGCTGCGCCGCATGGACCGCGACAAGCGCATCGAGGAAGAAACCGTTTTAGACCTATACATGGCCGCGCTTAGCGACTATGTGACCACGCCACTTGGCCGCGCCGCGATTGATCGGGTGTCATCCTAATGTCGAAGCTTCCCGCAAAACGCATGGGAGCCGTCGATCGCGAATATATCGCGTTCGATCTCCCCGCGCCTATCAGCGTCAACGCGCTCTGGACGATCCGAAAAAATCGCGCCACTGGCAAGCCATACCTCGCCAAGACGAAGGAATACGAGTCTTGGCTGACGGAATGCGGCTGGGCGATCAACGTCGCCAAGCCGGGTTTCATTTCGGGATGGTACAATATCAGGATCACGGTCGGAACGCATTGCGGGATCGATCTGGACAACGCGCCAAAGGCGGTTTCCGATTTCTGCCAGCTTCACGGCATCATCGACAACGATAAATTCGCCGCGTCCGTCGATCTTCGCTGGCACAAGGACGTGCCAGGAATTTCCGTCATGCTCACGCGCACGTCCGCCCCGGCGGGGAAGGCGGCCGCATGACCACGCCCCGCGCAAAAGTCTCCCTCGCCACACAGGCCCGCAATCTCGAAACCATTCGGGATCGCGTCATGCCATCGGCTCGCAACATCAAGACCACCGAAGGCGAGTTGATGACCGAGCAGATGAACGTCTCGATCGCCACGCTTTACGCCATGGCGCCGCATGAAGATGAAATTAGAGAGTTAATCGCGCGAGGTCGTCAATGAGTGATCTTTCATCATATCGCGAATTGATATCTCGCAAGCAAGTTGCTTTTGAGGCGAGGGGCTTAACGAAGTGGGGGGAACTACCGCCCTCGCTTTTTGACCACCAACGGCATGGTGTCGAGTTTGCCTTGCGCGCCGGTTGTTCCGCCATGTTTTACGACACCGGGCTTGGCAAAACGGCAATGTCCCTTTCGTGGGGCGATCAAATTGTCAGGGCGACGAATAAGCCTGTCCTGATGCTTGCTCCGCTTGCTGTTGGGCCGCAACACGCCCGCGAGGCTTCGCGGCTAGGGATTGACGCCAAGGTAATACGCGACGGGTCTGAAATCACGTCCGCGCGAATTTATATCATAAACTACGATCGTCTCGATAGAGTTGATCCCGGTTCTTTTGGCGGCGTCATTTTGGACGAAAGTTCAATTATTAAGAGCTTTTCGGGCCAGACAACGCGGGCGCTGATTTTGCTTTTCGCCAAGACGCCATACCGGCTCGCTTGCACGGCGACACCTGCTCCGAACGATCATACCGAACTTGGAAACCATGCTGAATTTCTTGGCGTCATGCGCCGTGATTCGATGCTCCCGATTTGGTTTATTCACGATAGCGCGGACACCGGAACATGGCGCATCAAGGGCCATGCTCGGGATGATTTCTGGCGGTGGGTCGCGAGTTGGGCGCGTTGCGTCTCAAAGCCATCCGATTTGGGATTCTCAGATCATGGCTTTGAACTTCCCGAACTTGTCACACATCGACATGAGATCATCGCGGATACGTCGATTGATCCTGGCGCGGAAAAAGATGGGCAGGCGCGTTTGTTCCGCATCCCTGAAATGTCCGCAACGTCTGTGCATCAGGAAAAGCGTATGACGCGGGATGCGCGATCGGATAAAATTGCGGAGATTGTATCGGCTGAAAAAGATCAATCGTGGATCATTTGGTGCGACACGAACGATGAGGCTGACGCATTGCTGGCGAGGGTGCCAGCAAGCGAAACCGTCGAGGTTCGCGGCCAGCAATCCGCCGATGAAAAGGAGTCCAAGCTAATCGCCTTTTCCGAGGGTAAGGCGCGAATTATTATCACGAAAAGCAGCATTGCCGGGTTCGGATTGAACTGGCAACATTGCGCGCGTCAGGCTTTTGTCGGCCTCTCATTTTCATACGAAAGCTATTATCAGGCCGTGCGCCGGTCATGGCGGTTTGGGCAAAAGCGCCCGGTTCACGTTCATGTCGCTTGCGCTGATACCGAACGATCAATTTATGAGACCGTGACCCGCAAGGCTGAAGATCACGGCGAAATGAAAGATGCGATGGCGCGCGCCATGCGCTCCGCGTCTCGTACGCATGACGCCAATAAATTCTATTCACCCCAAAAAGAGGCGAGCCTTCCGGCTTGGATCTCGGCATGACAAAGGTTTTTGATAGCACGGTCACAGGGAATTTTGCGGCTTACAACGCTGATTGTGTCGAGTTTATCTCCACGATGCCAAGCGATAGCGTTGGCATGTCGATCTATAGTCCGCCGTTTTCGCATCTATTCATTTATTCAGACAGCGAGCGTGACATGGGAAACGTCCGGTCTGACGATGAATTTTTCCAGACCTATTCCTTTCTTTTGAAGGAACTATATCGCGTCACCAAGCCGGGGCGCATGACTGCGGTTCATTGCTCGGACATGCCGCGCACGAAGTCGATGTATGGGTATGTCGGAATTTACGATATGCCGGGCGACATTATCCGCGCGCACATTGACGCGGGTTGGACCTATCATTCTCGCATTACGGTCTGGAAAGACCCCGTAGTTGAAATGACGCGCACAAAGGCGCTGGGGCTGCTCTACAAGCAGCTGAAAAAGGATTCAACGCGATCCCGTCAGGGGCTTCCCGATTATGTCTTGGTGTTTCGCAAAACGCCAGACGACGAAAAGCAATGCGATCCGGTCGGGCAGGATGAAAAAGAGTTCCCCGTCGATCAATGGCAAAAATGGGCTTCCCCAGTCTGGATGGATATTAACCAGACCAATGTTCTGAACGTGCGCGCCGCGCGCGAGGATAGGGATGAAAAGCATCTTTGCCCGCTGCAATTGGATTTGATTGAGCGCGCTATCCGGCTTTGGTCAAATCGTGGTGACACTATCCTTTCGCCGTTCATGGGTATTGGCTCGGAAGGTTGGGGATCAATCCGAACCGGACGTCGTTATATCGGCGTCGAATTGAAGGAAAGCTATTACCGGCAAGCCATCAAAAATCTAGCGATGGCAGAGCAAACCGCCGCTGGCGGTGACCTCCTGCAATTCGCGGCTGCGGAGTGACGCCGTGAATGCCCACGTCCGCCATATCCGCGACGATTCCGACTCGATCCGGCCCATGCCGGCGAATATCGAGATTGAACAGGCATTCCTCGGCGGACTGCTGATGGACAACAACGCTGCCAGCGACGGCACCGCGCTCTTGAAGCCCGAGCATTTCCACGAACCGGCCCACGCGATGATCTTCGAGGTGGCCGCCGCTATGCTCGCGCGCCGGGAACTGGCGAGCCCTGCAACATTGATGACCTATCTCCCCAAGGTGATCGGCGACGATCTCCCCATGGGGCCATACCTTGCCCGACTATGCGCGCACTCGCCGCCCTCGATTCTCGTCAGCGGGCTCGCCAAACAGATCATCGACCTCGCCAGCCGCCGCCAGATCATCGAGGCCGGCCGCAGGACGATCCAGGAAGCCTTTGACCCACCGCCGGACGTACTGGCCTCGGATATTGCCGGCAGGGCCATTGCGGACCTCACGACGGCCACGGAAGGCGTCTCCCGCGTCACTCGCCGGGAACTCGGCAAAAGCGCCGGGTCGATTATCGCGCGCGCGCGCCGCGTCATATCCGGCGCCGAAACGCTCCGGACGGTCACGACCGGGATTCCGGAACTTGACGCGGCCATGGGCGGGTTCTCGCCCGGCGACCTGATTATCCTCGCCGGCCGTCCCGGCATGGGAAAGAGCAGTTTCATCCCGCCATCGGCTCGCGGGGCGGCCAGTGCGGGCGCTGGCGTCATTGTTTTCCAATTGGAGCTACCCGAGGCCCAGATGACCGCCCGGTTCCTCGCCGAAGCCTCCTACAGCTATCGCAACCCGATCAGGTTCGGCCAGATCATGCGGGCCGAACTCGCCGACCGCCAGATTGACCGCCTCGACGAAGCCCAGCAGACGCTCGACGCCCTGCCGATCATGCTGGACGTCGCCGGCGGCTTGACCATGAACGACATTACCGCCCGCGTCAGGTCGGAAAAAGCCCGGATGGCCAAGCGCGGGATCAAACTCGGCGTCGTGTTCATCGATCAACTCGATTTCGTCAAATCGACGGGCAACTGGCGCGGCGACAAGGTGAATCAGGTCGGCGAAATATCCATCGGTTGCAAGCAACTCGCCAAGGATGAGGACGTGGCCGTGGTCCTGTTCTCCCAACTCAACCGCGGCGTTGAGGGCAGGGACGACCGGCGCCCCGGATTGGCGGACCTTCGCAACTCTGGAAACCTCGAACAGGATGCGGATGTCGTCGGATTTTTCTACCGCGAAGCCTATTACATCGAGCGGTCCAGCGCCTTCCGCCAGGGCGATCCAGACGCCATCCGCCAGCGCGACCAGAAGCGCAACGTCCTTGAACTGATTCTCGCCAAGAATCGCACCGGCGACGTCAAGACGCTGGAGCTTTATTGCGACATCGGGTCCAGCGTGATCGGACCGGGACTGCCGGGGGATTTGCGATAATGGCGCGCATCAGATCCATCAAGCCGGAATTTCCACAGTCCGAGACCATCGGCGGATTGTCTCGAGACGCCCGGCTTTTGTTCATCCAACTTTGGACGATCGTTGACGATGAGGGGAGGACTCGCGCGGCCTCGCGAATGCTCGCGAGCCTTCTCTACCCCTACGATGATGACGCGAAGGACCTGATCGAAGGGTGGCTTGCCGAACTTCATAGAACCGGGTGCATCATCCGATACGAGGTCGAAGGAAGTTCATATATCGAGATCGGAAATTGGTCTAAGCATCAGAAAATAGACCATCCTTCCAAATCAAAGATACCTTCTCCGCGCGACGGTTCGGAGATTTTCGCGAAGCCTCGCGAAGCCTCGCGAAGCCTCGCGCCTGATCTAGGACCTAGGATAGGATCTAGGAAAGAACTATTGCCCGAAACAAGTTCGGGCGGCCTCGATCTCGCGGCTCAAGCCGAACGTCCGTCAAATCCGGCTGGCCCGAAAGAGCCGCCGGGGTTCGCTGAGTTCTATGAGCAGTATCCGAAACACGTTGACCGACAGGGCGCGGCTAGGAAATACGCCGCGGCGATCAAGTCCGGCGTCTCTCGAGAGAAATTGTTATTTGGCGCCTCGAGGTATGCCGGCTTCTGCTCAAGCAAGCGCCTTGAGGCAAAATATATCAAATCCCCGGAAGTCTGGTTGAACAAGGGCTGCTGGGACGACGATTTGTCGGGGCCGACCATTGCCGTCGCTCGATCGCCCACCGAACCGACCCCCGCCCGCTGGCGCGAGCTTGTCGCCTATTTCTGCCGGGAAGGGTTCTGGCCCGATCCTGTGGCCGGGTTTGGCCCTCCACCGGATTCCACGTCCTGCCGATGCCCGAAGGAAATCCTTCGCGAGTTCGTGAGGGCCGACCCGCCGCTCCCGCCCCGCGCGCTGCGCTTGCTGGAGGGGATAGCGGCATGAAGCACGATTTCTCCCTTTCCACACTTCGCTGCAAAGTTTGCGGGACAAGCGCGACCTCTTCTATCGACCGGGATTTGCCGTGCCAGGGTCAGCCGGCGCCGGAGCAGCCCATCAGCTACGCATGGATGTTTGTGGCTCCAGCCCCAAAATCCCCGGACCCGAGGCCATTCAATCTTGGCGAGGAAATTTCATTTCAGAAATTGCAGGCGGCGACGCGCAAAATGAGGATTTCATGCAACTGACCGATTCCCAGCGCCACGTCCTCGATAATTTGTCCGCTTTGGTCGCGGAAACGGGCCGCGCGCCAACAAATATCGAATTGGCGACCCGCGCCGGGATATCGACGGGCCACGTTAGCAACGTCCTCAACCGGCTGGCGGACCTCGGCGCCGTGGAAGCCGTTGAGGTCAATTTCACGATCAAGCGAAAAGCCTATTTCCCGAAGGTGCGCGCATGACCAGCGTTTTTCGCTACGTGCCACATGCCTTGGCCGAATCCTATCTCGCCACCGGCTGGATATTCGAGGGCGAGTTGCCCATGCCGCATGGCCACTATTCCGCGCTTTTTCGTGCCTGTGAGTGTAACCCGAAAGGAAGCGTACCATGAACGATATTCTGACCAGATACGCGCTTGGCGAAGGATCAAAGCGGATAGCCTCTGAAATGGGGCTTTCGGAAAGCGCCATCCGAATGCGCGCGGCCCGCGCCGGCGTTCGCGCCTATTCCCTTCGAGACCAGCAAATCGCGGTCGAATATTCCTTGGGCGGAAAAATCTACCTGATCGCCAGCCAATTCCGGACGTCCCCCCGGCATGTCGTCAAGGTAGCAAAGCGTCTGGGTATCCCCATGCGTAATCCCAACATGGCCCGAAACCAAGGGAGCATCCCATGACGCCGATCGAAGCCGCTCAACTCGTCAAGCGTTCAAAACCCCGATCCCTGAACATCGGGGGCCATTACGCGGAAACCCTGCCTTATGATTTCCGGGTCGCCAACCAACTCCACCTGATCGACCTCAAGCGCGCCGGTCATTCCCCATCCAGAACGGAATTAGCAATCCCTCCGGATGAATTTGGCGGGGCCGTCACTATCGCGCCCCAAGTCACCAGGTCGCTTTGCTCGTCCTCCGCGGCTTGGGATTAGCCAAATGATGACCGGCAAAGAGCTTCGATCCATCCGGTCCAGGCTCAACCTGTCCGAATGGGAGTTCTACAAGCTCTTGTACGGGCCCGGGGACGCTCGGGACAAGGCCAAGAAGAAAATCAGGCAGTTTGAACACGATACCCGGCCCATCCCGCCCCTGACCGCCCGCTGCGCCACACTGACCATGTGGTGGTTTGAATCTCACAACGCCATTCCGGCATGGGAGGACATATGAGCCGCGCCCTTCGATGCCCGTTTTGCCGGGACGGAAGCGAGTGCAAGGATTCCGGCACTTGCTGGCTTGACCAGGGGGAATCCTCGTTCTCCCCGGAAAGCGCCAACCGGATTGATGGCGCCCAAGGGTTCATGTTCGATTTTGTCTGTTGGCTGATAGGGATGCTTCTAATCTACGGCGTGGGTCGGTTAATTTGCGTCTGGATCTGGGGATGATGGGGGCCAAAATGTCGGATATCCATGAAATCATCGGCGGTGCCCGCGTCCCGCGTGATCCAATCGCCTCGGCCGAGGATGACGCCTTGCGGCAATACACCGGCCCGAAGGTCGTCCCCATCAACGGCGGGGCTCCAGCCCTGAATGACCTTCCGGCCCTCCTGCGCGCCAAGGCGGACGAAATTGAGCGCGGGGAACTGGACGCGGACACCCTCTACCTCGTGGCCCCTGTCGAGGGCGATTTCCCCCGTCTCTGGGCCTGGGGAGATATTGACGGCGACAACCACCCCATGGTGCAACTCCAGTACCTCATCCATCGGCTATCCTCCATGATCATGGGGCGCTAGGATGACCCTCACATCCAAGATCATGAAATCAGGATAAACGGCCATGCCGGTTCTCAAAAACCCCAAACACGAGATATTCGCTCAGTCCAGGGCAGCGGGAGCAACCCTGATCGAGGCTTATGCCAAGGCCGGATTCAAGCCCAGCGCCACAAATGCCGAGAGATTGAACAAAGTTGAGGGGGTAAAAAGTCGAATTGAGGAAATCCAAGCCAAAGCCGCTGAAAAAGCTGGGATAACCATCGAAAAGATACAGGATGAACTCGTCAAAATAGCCGAGCATGACATCCGCAAGGCCGTCAAATGGGGAACCATTGTCGTGACCGATGAAGAGACTGGCGAGAAGAGCGTCATGTATGACGTTTCGCTGATCTCCAGCGATGAGATAGACGACCGCACGGCTGCGGCAATCTCCGAGGTCCGGAAGACCAAGGACGGGATTTCCATCAAGTTTCACGACAAACAAGCGGCCCTGGTTAGCCTTGGGCGCCATCTGGGGATGTTCAAGGACAAGGTTGAACACTCTGGCGAGGTCGCGCAGGCCGTCCGCTTTATTGTCGAAGACGCGCCGAAGTAGATTTGCCGGGTGTGTCAATTTGTGTCAATGTGTGCCACATGGCAATCAAATACACAGATGGCGTTGCGCGGCCGCCGAAGCCGGACAATGAGGCAAAGGGCGTCCGGGCTCAATACCTGTCTGGTCAGACCGTGACGGCCCAAAAGCCATGGGAGGCGGAAGGGATTAGCCGCCGAACTTGGTACAGGCGGAAGCGGGATGCGCGGGAAAAGTGACCGATCGTCGGTTTTACCAAAGGGGAGCATAATGCGCGCCGTCGCCGCCTCAATCATTCTCGCGTCTGTGGTTCTTTCGATTACCTTTGGGCCCAAACCTATTGCTGCGGACAGTAAGTCGATTATGACAGTATCGCTTGGACTTGTGATTATCTTGGTCGCACTTTAGGGTTTTTTTGCCAGATTGGCCATTTTCGCGTAGGTTAACCGCGTTGAATTGAAAGATCGACGCCGGAAGGCTGGGGTTCAATCGAAAGGGCAAACCAATGGCAAAGCACGAAAAGGCCAGGCACGAGCATCGCGGCATGGCCGGCGAGCATGGCATGAGCCCGCGCAAGGCGATGGCCTCCGGCAAGATGGACAGCGGCAGCTTTGGGGCCGAATCGTTTGAACGGGTCAATGGCGGCGCCGAACACCCGGACATGGCCATGCGGACGGGCGAGCGCGAGACCATGAAGGACCACGAGCGCGCCACTGGCCCGGCCATCCACCACACCAAGGGCCATCTGCCCTCGCAGGCCGCGCCCCGCCATGGCCCGCATAACGATCATTTCGATCGGGAAGGCAAGGTCTAGTCTCCCCCGGCTGACCTTCCACCCGATCCAAGGGCGGCGCGGCGGTTCTCCAGTGACCCCGCGCCGCCGCCACACTGAGGGGATTTTGCCATGGCAAAGCGCAAAGAGACCTCCGAGGCCGAAGAGGGCCGCAACGGGATCGAGAAGGGTTCATTCTCGACCAGCGGCGCGGACGGCGATCTTGAGCAGGAAGAATCCAAGTATCGCGGCAAGCCCGAGCGGGGCGCCAGCGCCGAATCGCGCGAGCCTCATCGTTTTGCTCACAAGCGCCCGCTCTGCGAATAGGGGCTTCCCATGGCTGACAATGAAGTTCCTACCATTCGGGATAAGGATCATCTTAACGAACTGATCCGTAACGCCGAGGGCGACGACGATCTGGCGGCCATCAAACAGCAAATGCAGAAGCAGGGGATGCACATTGATTCCCCGGCATTTCGTGGATTGCCTTTGACCCAAAGCAAGCTGGGTCCAGAACAATTTGCATTTTCAAGGCCGGTAACAAATGGCTGACGGCGCTTTCCCGCCTCCCGATCCGCAGTCGGAATATGCTTTCCCCTCGGGGCAAAGCGAGGGGCAGGACGAGGCCGGCATGGTGGCTCAACGGAACGAACAGATCCAGCAGGGCTTTGACCAAAGCCGAATGCAGCGGAGCATGATGCAGGGCATCGGGTCTCAGGTCGGCAAGCAAGCCCAACAGATCAGCGAGCTACGCCAGCGGTTGGCGGCTCGGGAAAACTCCAAATCATAGAGGCTCAACATGGCTAGGCTGACCACGAAAAGGCGCAACAGCCTTCCCGGCGGTGATTTTGCGTTGCCGGGCCGACGATACCCCATCGAGGATAAGAACCACGCCAGAAACGCGCTGGCGCGGGTCGCGCAGCACGGCGACGCCGAGGAAAAGGCCGAAGTCCGCCGGAAGGTTCACGCCAAGTTTCCCGGTATCGGGGCCGAGCATCATTTCGCGCATGACCGCCCTGTGACCGAATGAGCCGCATTCTTCCCGATCACGTCGCGGAACGGCTCAGGCCCATGCCCGCCGACTTCGCCCCGACGATCGAGGAACAGCCTGGCTATTTCAGGTGGTCCGCGCAGCTTGACGTCGTTCCGACCGGCCCGATGGACGTTGAGTTAGGGTTGAGCAAGTCCGGCAACGGGACAACGCTTGCCCAGAAGAAAGAGCAGCTTCGCCAGTCCGCCTGGCAGGCGATGGAATTGGCCAGGCTCGGACATCGCAGTTTGTTGAGCCACGCCAGCGTCATGCGGCACAAGAAAACATAAACCTGTGGATAACTTTCATGTCAATGCAGCTTATTTCCGTCACGCTTCCCAAGTGCGGGACGTGTTCATTCGCGCAGTCTTTCAAGTCGGGAATGGCTGATTGCTTCGGCGTCCCGCCAACGGTTCACATCATCGGCATGTCGCCGCCTGACGTGCTGGGGCGCCCCGGCCTCCAGATCGAGGCTTTCGTTCCGCGTGTGCGCGAAGATCGCCCCGGATGCTCGCTGTGGAAGAAGAAAGACGATTTCAGGACCATGGGGGAAGGATGATCCGTGGACATCAAGTATTCATACAAGGATGTTCCGACGATCAAAAAATTCGCGGCAAGCAACGCGCGTGTGCGCGGGCTTCGCGGGCCGTTTCGATCAGGTAAAAGCTCCGGATGTGTTATAGAAATCATCCGTCGAGCCTTGGCGCAAAAGCCGGGAACCGATGGAATAAGGCGAACGCGATGGCTTGTTATTAGAAATACCTACCGCGAATTGAATGATACGACTATTAAAACGGTCATGATGTGGCTTCCTCCACATCATTTCGGGCGGTATTACTCAAGCGAACATCGGTATGTCGTCAAGGGATTTGAGGGCGTCGAGTTCGAGATCATGTTCCGGGCGCTGGATCGGCCCGAGGATGTTTCAAATCTACTGTCCCTTGAAGTGACGGGCGCATGGATCAACGAGGCGCGGGAAATCCCTTGGGCGATCGTCGACGCGGTGCAGGGCCGTATCGAGCAATATCCGTCAAAGGCCATGGGCGGATGCACATGGGCCGGGCTGTTCATGGACACAAACCCGCCCGATCAGGATTCCGACTGGTTCCGGTTCTTTGAGGAAAAGCAGCACCCGGCGTGGTTCGCCGAACAATTCGTGCAACCTTCGGGTCTTTCCGAGGAAGCCGAAAACATCCCGAACCTGACCAATCCGAACTATTATCACTTGCTCAAGGAGGGCAAGAAGCCCGAATGGATCAAGGTCTATATCCTTGGGGAATATGGCTTTGTCGTCGACGGCAAGCCGGTCTATCCCGAATACAGCGACCAGATGCACCGCGTTTCGGTCGATCCCGTTCCGGGGAGCCCGATCATTAGAAGCTGGGATTTTGGCCTCACGCCGGCCTGTTGCTTCTCGCAGCTATTGCCGGACGGCCGTTGGCTCGTGTTCGATGAGATGACATCCACCAGCATGGGCTTCGATCAATTCTCGGATGACGTGCTGGAGCATTGCCGGCGCTCGTTCAGGGGCCAAGCGCAGTTCGAGGACTACGCGGACCCCGCCGGCAACCAGCGAGCCCAGACCGACAAGAAAACGTGCTTCGACATCGCCGAGACCAAGGGCATCATGATGGAGCCGAGCATTCAAGACCCAGGGCTCCGCATGGAAAGCGTGAGGAAGCCTTTGCGGACCTTGACTGGAGGCGAGCCGCAGTTTGTTTTGCATCCCCGGTGCACGACCATCCGCAAGGGGTTTTTGGGCGGCTACAATCTGCGGCGCATTCAGGTCGCCGGCCCGGAGAGATATGCGCTCAAGCCCGACAAGGGGCCATTGTCGCACATCATGAACGCGATGGAATACGCAGGCGCCATGCTGTTCGCGCCGGCCCTGACGCGGGGATCATCGCCGGAATACGACGAGGATTGGCCGATGACGGGCTACGAGGGCAGCGACCAAGGCCGATCAAGCGTGACGGGGTATTGATCCATGTCCGACCTAGAGGGCGATATTGCCCGCGTGGCCAGGCTCCGGGGCCGTGATCCAGCTAACTACCAGCGAGCCGCGCGCACCGTCGAACAGGTCGCGCGAACGCTTGGCCCCGAGCGAGTCCGGTCGATCTTCTTCGCCCCGCGCAACCAGGCGGCGGACATCCGGGTTTATGATGCGCTGCCGCTCGCGAGCCGCGTCTTTATCCGCGAGGCGCAAGTTCACATATCGGCGCTTCACTATTCCGAATTGCTGGAGGCCGTGGGCGATCAATCGGCGCTGATGGAGCTTTTGGCCGAAGTCATCCCGCTCCGGGTCCAGGAAGTCTGCCGGCGGAAATACGGGCCGGATCATCCTCAAGCCATGGAGCGCGCCGCGTGAAGCAGCGCAAAATCCTGATTTGCGGATTGCCTGGCGCTGGCAAGACGACACTGGCGAAGGCGCTGGCCCCGCACATCCATGCCGTGGTGTTCAACGCGGACACGGTGCGCGCCAATATCTCGAAAGACCTTGGGTTTAGTCACGCTGACCGGATCGAACACGCCAAGCGCATGGCATGGCTCTGCGATCAGGTCGTGGAAGCTGGCGGGACGGCGATCGCGGACTTCATTTGCCCAACGCCGGAGACCCGCGCGGCCTTTGGCGAGGCATTCACCATCTGGGTCAATCGGATCGATCGGGGACGGTTCGAGGACACCAATCGGCTATTCGTTCCGCCCGAGCACTATGACCTCTGCGTCATTGCCGAGGAAACCCCGGAATATTGGGCGAGGCGGGCGGCGAATCAGCTTCGCTGGCGCACCACCCGCGAATGGATTGACATCAGCCATCGAGCCATGGAGGTTTGCCAATGAGCGGGAAAGTACCGGACATGGAGCCCATGACGTCCTCGATGTTTTCCGGGTCGCACTATGACCCGAACACGCGCGCCCTGACCGTCCAGTTCAAGAATGGCGCCGTGCATCAATACGAGGACGTGCCGGCGGACAAGCATTTTGCCTTCGTCGGCGCGGCGTCGCCGGGGAAGTATTTCAATGATAAAATCAAGAGCAACCACGCGGGAAAGAAAATTCGGGAGAGTAGCTAATGAGAAAGACAGTCATCGTTGCGTTAGTTGTTTCGTCTATTCTATCTGGATGCGCCAATCATCCCATTGATTGCTCGATTGGATTTCATCACGCGGACTGCCTGCCGGGAACGGCTGGCTATGATGACCCCGACAGGTTCGCGGGCGCGGACGATAAGCAATGCCGATCCTATGGACTTGAGCCGGGAACGAAAGACTACACCGATTGCCGCATAAAGGTCGGCGGCGCGCACAAGACCGGCGTATTTCAGTAAAGACATGCCCCGTTTTTTTGCGGGTTTAGCCATATTCGGGTACAACTATTTTCAAGAGTGCCGCGTTGATCCATCTATTTTGGCAAGGGAAATCCCGTGGCCTTCACGTCATCACTCGAAGCACCGCTGGCGGCGCCGAGCGCGTCGCCAAACTTTGGCCCCGAGCCCGCCAACGATATCGAGCCGGTGGAAGAAACAAAGCCGCGGGATGATGGCTCCTATGGTCGGTCGAAGGACATCCCCGTCAAGGAATTTCTTGTCGGGCAGATCGACCAGGTAAACCTTGCCGAGAATTATTCCCCGGGCGTGCTGGACAAGCTCGGGCAACTCGTGATTTTCGAGTTCGATATTGACGAAAATTCCCGTTCCGATTGGAAGGACAAGGCCGAAAAGGCCATGAAATTCGCCACGCAAGATGCCGAGGAAAAGCAATATCCATGGCCGAAGGCGAGTAATATTATTTATCCATTGATTACTCAAGCAGCGATCCAGTTCAATGCGCGGACCTATCCGGCGATTATCCAGAACCGCAACGTGGTCAAGGGCGTCGTCTGGGGAACCGACAAGGGCACACCGGCGACCGAAGACGGCAAGCCGAACGGCAAGCCCAAAATCCATCCGGACGGGACACCGATCTGGCTCAGCGCGCCGGGCGACAAGCGCAAGCGGGCCGATCGCATCGGCGAGCATATGAGTTGGCAGCTTCTTGAGGAAATGAAGGAGTGGGAGCCACAGACCGATAGTATGCTGATGCAAATCCCGATCGTCGGCGGGGCGTGTCGCAAGACTTACCGTGATCCGATCGAGGAACGCAACCGCTCGCTTTTGGTTCCCTTGAAGAATTTGGTCTGGAATTACCACGCGCCAAGTTTTGAGGACGCGCCACGGGTTACGGAAATCCTGACGCTTTACCCTCACCAGATCGAGGAATACGAGCGGGCCGAAGTCTTCCTTCCCCTGTCCTACGGGCCGGGCGGGAGCGATGAGACCAATCCAGAAATGGCGCAATCGGGGGACGAGGACGCGCCGCATGTCTTTCTCGAACAGCACCGGCGCTATGATCTGGATGATGACGGCTATCCCGAGCCCTACGTAGTCACGGTCCACAAGCGATCTGGCAAGGTGGTCCGGATCGTCGCTCGCTATGACGAGGAAGGCATTCAGGTCGCCAAGGGGCCGGATGTCGACGAGGACGATGATGGCGCCGTGGATGACGACAAGGACATCCGCGACGAGGAAGAAATCACAAAAATCAGCCCGGTTGAGCATTACACGCTGATTCCGTTCCTGCCGAACCCGGATGGCGGTTCCTATCCCGTGGGCTTTGGGCATTTGCTCCGACCTCTCAACGAGGCGATCAACACCACCTTGAACCAGATGTTCGACGCCGGCCATTTACAGAATGCTGGCGGTGGATTCGTCTCCGATCAGCTTTCGATCAGTTCTGGCCCGGTGGCCTTCCAGGTCGGCAAATACGTCCGGGTTGGGTCTAAGGGCCAGGCCATCCGCGACGCCGTGTTCCCGATGCCATTTCAGGGGCCTTCGCCGGTCCTCTTTCAGCTTCTCGGGATGCTGATGAGTTCTGGCAAGGAAGTCGCGTCGACGATGGAAATCCTCGCCGGTGACGCGGCCAAGTCGAACGCCTCGCCGACAACGGTTCTGGCCCTGATCGAGCAAGGATTGACGGTTTACACCGCTATCCACAAGAGAATTTACCGGGCGCTGAAATCCGAGTTTAATAAAATCTACCGCCTGAATCGCATCCACATCAAGGATGCCCATCGGTATCAAGTCGGCGACGAATGGCGCGAGATCGAGCCCGATGATTACCGGCTTGGCGGCGGCGTCGACCCGATCGCCGATCCGACGATGATCACGGACATGCAGAAGCTCGCCAGGGCGCAAATCCTGCTCGGGTTCAAGGGCGACCCGCTGATCAACCAGAAAGAGATTTACACCCGGCTCTTTGACGCGGCGAGCATTGATCGGGTCGAGGACATTTTCGCCCCGCCGAACCCGAAAGCCGCGCAGCTCGAGGAAATGGCGACCGAACACGCCATGGCCGAACTTGGTCGGCTCCGGGCGGCGGAATTGAAAGACAATTCGCAAGCCTATCTGAACATGGCCATGACCGCGGCGAAGGCCAACGGTCCCCAGATGGACTGGATCAACGCCCAGCTTCGCATCATGGAAATGCACATCGAGGCCACCAATACGATGGTCAAGGCGGCGGACGTGGAAGGCAAGCACCGGGCGGCCGGCCTGACCGGCGCGGCGGTGCATAACCGGCAGGATATATCCGACCTCGGGGCCAATGTTGGAACGCCGGGGCCAAGTGGCGCAAGCGCGCCGTTCCCGCAATTGCCAATAGCCCCGGCGCCCGCGCCGACATTGCCTCCACCACCCGCGCCGGGCGGCGGCGGGCCCGGTCTTCCACCGATGCCATCAAACGGGCCGTCGCCTCTACCCAGCGCATTGCCGCCGGTATCCCCTAACGGGGCGATGTAATGATCCTGAATCCGACACGATCACCCCATGAATTGCTTTTGCTCGACCTGTCCGAGCAGGCCTACCATCAGTGGCGGCACAATCCGATCACGGCGGCCTATCTTCAATACCTGAACGATCAGGCCGAGGCATTCCGGACGGCGGCGGCGGACTTGCTGGAGGCGGGGCACCTGGCGCCGCAATCCGACGTGATCCGAGGGCGCATCCTGACCCTCAGAGAATTGCACAATTTGAGTTTAGGTGTTATCCAGAATTTCTACAGTAAACAAGACACGGAAGACAATCATGGAACCGAAGCTGCTTAAAGGAATGCAGGCTGAATATGTCCCTGCACAGTGGTCGGGTGTAGATACGAGCGGTATTCGCGTTGTCGGCAAGACGGTCCTAGTTTTGATGGACGAATGTTCGTCCAAGAGTTCTGGCGGGATTTCACTTCCCGAGGAACTTATTGAAAGAATGAGCATGGCGGCGGAAAGCGGCGTTTTAGTCGCTGTATCGCCCGGCGCTTTTCTACTCAATGAGGACATGACTGCTTGGATCGGTGAAAAACCGAAGGCGGGTGATCGCGTCTATATTGAGAAATACGCGGGAAAACAGGTCCGGGGTCGCGACCACAAGACCTATCGGATCATGGATTATTCCAGCATCGGCGCGACCTACGAATCAGAGCCGATCAAGCCGACCTTGGTGTCCGCGTCGGCGTCATTCGGGGCTGGCATCTAAAATAAACCTGGGGATAAGTCATGGCAGGCACGGCAATCCAGAGCAGCATTCCGGGCGACGATGATCTTCCGGATGACCCAAACGACAATTTGCCGGGCGATGACGGCGCGGATGAAAACGCGGCCTTTGAGGCCCGCGCCCGCGAAATGGGGTGGAAGCCCCTGTCCGAATATCGCGGCCCTCCGGGGCGCTGGCAGCCGGCCAAGGATTTCATCGAGCGGGGCGAAAACATTCTGCCCATCGTGCGGGACCAGAACCGCAGGCTGACTGAGCGGGTCGGCAAGCTCGAAAGCGAAATTAGCGGACTGCGGGTGACGGCCGAAGAGCAGCTTCAAATCATCAAGGAGCAGCGCCAGCGGTCATTGACGGCGGACCAGCGCGGCTATGACCGGGCCATGGCGGAAATCAAGGCCAACCAGCGCAAGGCAGTCGAAGCAGGCGACACCATCGCCTATGACCAGCTTGTCGAGCAGGCCGAGGCCTTGCAGGGGTCGCGGCCCGAGCCAGTCGCCCCGGTCACCCAAAAGCCCGACGAACCGGCCAAGCCGCAAATTTCGCCGGCGACACAATCCTTCATCGATCAAAATCCATGGATGTATAAGGACAATTTCCTGACCCGGAAAATGATCGACGCCCATATTGACGTCATCCAGGAAGCGGAAATCTCGGACGAGGGCGCGCAATTGGCCGAAGCAAAGCAGCGAATCGTTGACGCCTATCCCGATCGGTTCGGCGTCCAGCCCCAGCCTAAACCCCGGACGGCGGAACCCCAACAGCGGCCCGCGCGGCGCGCGGCGGCGGTCGCCTCCCCGACTGTTGGCGGCGAGACCCAGCGCGGCAATGGCCCGGCCACCACGATCGCATCGATCGCGGACCCGGCGGAACGGGCCGAGGCTCGTGAAGCCTTTAATCGGATGAAGCGCCAGCTTCCCGACTATACCGAGGCGGAATACATGTCGATTTACGCCGATCCACACAATGATGTCTTGAACATCCAGAAGAGGAAGGCGTGACATGACCGAAGAATCAAATCTCGCGACGGATTCGGCCAAGCGCGGCCCCGGTCGGCCTCCCAAGTCTGGCCTCGCGGCTCAGCCATTTTATGATGCGGCCGGCGCATCCGATGTCCAGAAAGAGCCTGTCGCCCCAAAGCCCAAATTCAGCCCGGTGGCCGATGCAATCGAGGTTGACAAGGCCGTGACGGCGGACGCTTCCCTGCCGGCCGGCGCCGCACAAACCGAGGGGGAAACCCTTGAACAGGCGATAGCTCGCATCAGGCAAATCCGGCAACCGTTTGGCGCAATGTCTCAAAAACTTGCGCTACCGACGCGACCCGGTTATCATCGACACTGGTTCAATGATACGGCGGGCCGCATCGACGAGGCATCAGCGTCGGGCTGGTCTCATATCATGAACCCCAGAGACGGCAAGCCGCAGAAGCGGGTTGTCGGAACCGGACGGGATAACGGGGCGCTTTACGCCTACGCGATGGAAATCCCCAAGGTCTTCTGGGATGACATGATGAACGATCGTCATGAAGTCGCGCAGTCGAAGATTGATTCGATCAAGAAGAACCCGTTTCAGGCAAAAGCGGGAGAGGCGAAGGCCTCGGATAAAGGCAAGTTCTACGATCCGAACGAGTCGACTGGCGCGGGACCGCTCCAGGTCGTCAAGGGATAGGGCCTCCAGGCTTTTCCTTCGTCCAAGGCATCCAAGGTAGTTCAGGCAGGATGATGGCCGCGCTTCGCGCGCCTCTCTATTCGTCTGACCTCTTTGGAGATTTTTCGCCATGGCGAACGCAAACGCGCCCTTCGGGCTTCTGCCCTTGAACCTCAACGGGACTGCCTGGTCTGGCCAGGGCAAGCTCGTTTATATCCCTTCCGGACAGAGCAACATTTTCCGCGGCGACCCCCTGGTCCCGCTCGGTGGCGCGGATGCCTTCGGCGTTCCCTCATGGGGCATCGCGACGGCCGGCGCGACCCACATCATCGGCGGCAGCTTCCTCGGCCCGTCGAACGGCCCCGCCGGCTCCGGCGTGACCCTGCTCCAGTCTTCCAACATCTACAGCACCGGCGGCGTGGCGGGCTACGGCTTCGTCTGCGACGACCCGGACGTGATGTATTCCATTCAGGAAGACTCGAGCGGCGGCTCCATCACGGCGGCGAACTCCGGTTACGCCAACGCCAATCTGGTGGCCGGCTCGGGCGGTTCGACCGTCACCGGGTTCTCAAGCTGGCAGCTTCAAAGCTCCTCGGCCGGCTCGGGCAACGCCACCTATCAGGTCAAGATTCTTGGCCTCACCCGCGGGCCTGACAATGCCTTGGGCAACTATGCCCGATGGAACGTCATGCTCAACCTTTCCGCCTTGCAGCAGGGCACCGCCGGCCTCTGAGCCGCCATTTAAGGAGAACTCAACATGGCTACCCTTGGCGGCGTAATTACAACTGGCGCACATCCAAAAGCACTTTGGCCCGGCGTCAAGACCTGGTGGGGTCGGCAGTATGCCGAGCATCAGCAGGAATATCCGGAACTGTTCGACATCGAAACGTCGGACAAGGCCTACGAAGAGGATGTCGAGATTTCGGCGTTCGGCGTGTTGCGCGAAAAGGACCAGGGCGCGGCCCTCAACTACGATACCGAAGTCCAGGGCTCGATCACCCGGTACACGCACATCGCGTATGCCGGCGGCTATATCGTCACCTTCGAGGAACTGCGGGACAACCTTTACGAGGTCGTCTCGAAGCGCCGCGCGGCGATGCTGGCCTTCGCTGGGCGCCAGACCGAAGAGATTATCGCGGCGAACGTCTTTAACCAGGCGTTCAATTCGAGCTATCCCATCGGCGACGGCGCGGCGATGATTTCCGCCTCGCATCCCTCGCTGGTCGGCAATCAGTCGAACCTCCTGACGACTTCGGCGGACCTGTCCGAAGTGGCGATCGAAGACCTTTCGATCCAGATCATGCAGGCGACCGATTATCGCGGCAACAAGATCAGCCTTGTTCCGCAGTCCCTCGCGATCTCCCCCGCCAATTGGTTCGACGCCAACCGGATCATTCACTCGATCCTCCAGAATGATACGTCGACCAACGCCATCAACGTCATCAAGGCGACGGGCATGTTCCCCAAGGGAATCGTGGTCAACCACTATTTCCTGTCGGCCACCGCCTGGTTTATCCGCACGAACGCGCCGTATGGTTTGCGCTTCCTGTGGCGCGATAAGCCGATGTTCGATACCGACAACGAGTTTGACACGAAAAACGCGAAAGCCGCGCAGTATATGCGTTTCTCATGCGGCTGCACCGATTTCCGTCAGATTTACGGAACCCCCGGCGTCTGATCGTCGCCAGCATCATAGTTCGGAGAAATTAACATGGCTCGCAAACCCCACGAGAAAAAGGCCGAAGGCAAGATGTCCGAGGCTCATGTGCATGTGCATGTGCATCATCATCACGGCGCCAAGAAGGAAGAGTCCAAGCGCAAGGAAGAGCCGAAGCGCAAGGCTCCGATGCGCCGGGAACACGCCAAGAAGTAATCGCCCATCGGCGGTTTCGACTTAAAGGGTCCGCCCGCGCATTGAGCGATGGGGCGTAGCGAAAAGGATAAGCCATCATGGGCGCCGTATCGACAATCTTTGCTCCGCTTCATCGCGCGCTGGGACGATCCAGCAACGTCAGTAACATCGGGGTTCCGCTTAACGCGGCCCCGAGCCTCGATTTCCTCGCCAGCGGCCTCCAGGATCACCGGATGGCGTATAACGCGCGGGGCTCTTCGTCCACGCAGCCTGGCATTGTCGGCTGGTATGGCGGCGCCGACCCGATTGTCGCCAACTACGTTCCGAGCGCCATCGCGACCGCCAACATCGCGGCGCTCGCCAACGTCACGAGCGGAACCCCGATGACGCTGGTTAGCTCCAGCGGTTCGGGGATCACCGTTCTTTCCACGACGGCTCCGGCGTTCTTCATGCCAACGGGTCTCAACCTGACCGCCGGCGTTGTGATCGATGGGCTGCCTTCGCTTCATGTGTTTGGGGCCAATGGCAACTTCCAGAGCGGCTTTTATAACCGTGGCACCTATGTCGGTCGCGGCGTGTCGATTACCGGCGTTTCCGGCGGCGCTGGCGGCGCCTTCCTCGTTTCTGGCTACGATGTCTACGGTTATCCGATGTCGCAGACCGTCACGGTTGCCGCTGGCGCGAACACGGTCAATACGACCAAGACGTTCAAGGCGGTCACATCGGTTGTCCCGCAGTTCAATGACGCGCACAACTATTCGGTCGGAACCGCCGACATCTTCGGGTTTGGCGTTCTCGCCAGCTATTTTGGCGACGTGTCGATCAACTGGAATAGTGCCTTCATCACGGCGAACACCGGGTTTACGGCGGCGGACACGACGTCTCCGGCGACAAAGACCACGGGCGATGTTCGCGGAACCTACGCAACGCAGTCGGCTTCGGACGGAACCAAGCGTCTGATCATGCAGATCAGCCCGACGCTTGGGTCTCTGGTTACGAATCCGACGACCGGGCTTTTCGGTCAGCCTCAGGTTTAAGATTGCCCTCGGGCGAGGGGATGAATCATGGCAGACGCGGTCACGAGCCAGCTAGTAGCGAACGGGCGCCGAAATTGGGGCTACGTCTTTACGAATCTGAGCGACGGCACGGGCGAAACGAACGTCGTCAAGGTGGATGGCTCATCGGCCGGCCCGTTGGGCGTCTTCCTTTACGGTCAAAACTTCTATCCCCTGAACAACATCAAGATCACCGAGATCGAGTACGACATCAAGGGCATGGCGCTTGAAATCATCTGGGATGCATCCACGTCGAAAAACGCGGTTGTCCTCGGTGGATTTGGCAAGATGCACTTTCGTCAATTTGGCGGTCTGGCGGCGGTTGACGGAACCGGCGCGCTTCTGGCGGGCGCGACCGGCAAGATCAAGTTCACCACGCTCGGCCAAATGCCGAACTCTGGGTACACGGTCTATCTTCGGGGCACGAAGGGGATTCCGCAGTCATGAGAAACAATCTCAAGACCCTCGCGATTGCTTCCTTCGCCGCCATTCTTGGCGCGAGCCTTGTCGCCTTGGCCGCGCAGACCAATTATCTTGGGACGGTTTTCATCGCGGACACCACGACGCCCGCAAACCAGCTCAAGGTCAATTCCAACGGATCGATCAATACGAGTTCGGTCGCTCCTTCATCCGGGGCCACTTATAACACCGTGGCGGCTTCGCAGACCACGCAGGCGCTTACCGGGGGCAGCGGCGGCGCGGTGGGCGATTATCTTTCATTCTGTTTGGTGATCCCGACATCAACCTCTCCCGGTGTCGTCACTATTATTGACAATGCGACGACCGTGGTGGCCTTCCCTGGTGGATCGTCAAGCATATCGAACCTTGTTCCCTTCGCTCTTCCCGTTGGATCGGTCAGTGTGAGCGGCGCATGGAAGGTAACGACGGGGGCAAACCTGTCCGCGGTTTGTGTCGGGAAATTCACCTAATGCGCCGCGCTTCAATCGCGCTTATTTGGCCGCTGTTAATCAGCGCGGCGTTCGCTCAAAACATTACAAATGGTTTCCCTCCTGGGGTTTTATCGGGACGCGGGGCGATTGATTCAAGCGGTGGTGGTTCATGCTCTGGGACCATAACGACAGTCACGGCGGCGGGGGCGGGGACTTACACACAACCAAGCAATTGCGGTCACTTAACCGTCGAGGCATGGGGTGGCGGCGCGCCCGGAAGCGGGCCTTCGTCTAGTTCCGCGCCGGGCGGCGCCGGTGGCGGATATGCCTTGAGCCTCATATCCGTATCCGCTGGATCAACTGTTTATTATAGCGTGGCGGCATCCGTTGCGGGCGCGGCGGGAAATGGGGCGGCCGGAAATCCGTCTTGGGTCAATTCCGCTGCTAATTCCACTCCCGTTTCATCTTCAACCGGGGCCTCGGCAAGCGGCGGTGGCGCGTCGGCTGGTTCTACATCTGGAACAGCCGGAGCAGGGACCATTGGCACGACGCTTTATAGCGGGGGAACTGCTCCGGCTGGTGGCGGAACCGGCACACCTGGCTCTGGAGGCGGCGGTGGCGCTGGTTCCGGGGGCAATGGCGGAAACGGTCAGGGGAGCAATGGAACAGTCGGCCCCGGCGGCGCCGGAGGAACGCCTGACGGAGGCGCCGGAGGAAATGGTGTGCATCTTGGTCCCGGTGGCAATGGTACGCAACCAGGCGGCGCCGGTGGCGGCGCATATTTTACTGGCGTCGCGGGAAATGGCGCGGCTGGCCAAGTCAGATTGACGCCTAGTTCATAAACGCGGGGCGTCACATGGGCCGAAAATTACATTACAAGCCAGGTTCATTTTACCGAACGGATGATCGAACGGGCTTCCCGCAACGCGCCGAGCGAACGCGGAAAGAATGGAATGGCCTGATCGTGGACGAACGGGTTTGGGAGCCGCGCCAGCCTCAAGACCTCGTGAAGGGCGTCCCTGACATTCAATCGGTTCCCGATGCCAGGCCATTAGGTCAGAACGTCTTCGTCGGGCCGATCAGTGTGCAAACCACGGCGGCGGCGATTATCGGGCAGACGGTCATCCCCGTGCAAACCATCTTCGGATTTTATCAGGGCGCGAAGGTCGGGTGCATGACCGATCGGGATGGCGGTCAAGTTTTCTTCACCACGATTGCGGCGCCGCCGTCCGGATCAAGCCTCACACTGTCGAATCCGCTTCCATATTCGATGGCATCTGGAAACCTGATCACGCTTTATCAGGCGAGCCCTCCACCTGAGCCGGGATTACCGTAATGGCCACGAGCGGAACGAGCGCATTCAACCCAGCGATCACGCAAATGATCACGGCCATGTATCGAAAGATCGGCGCGATTGCCGAAGACGAAACGCCGACGTCTGGGATGTTCAATGACGCGCTGTTCGCGGGCAATGCCCTTTTGAAGGAATGGATGGCGCTCGGGATTCATGTGTGGACCGAGGAAGAGGCCATTCTATTTTTTCAAGCCGGGCAGAATCGATATTTGCTTGGCGGGACTGGAACGGGCGGAACCGGACCAGACAATTGTTGCGACGCCAATTCGTGGGTTCCAATGCAAGTCGCCAATCCGGTCAGTGGTGGAGCAACCTCGATCACGGTCACGAATACGATTGCGGCCAATGGAGTGGCGGTCGCCAATGGAAATTATTTTGGCGTGGTCCTCGATAGCGGCGTGGCGTTCTGGACGACCGTCAACGGGGCTCCATCAGGAAATGTTATCACGCTCGCCAATGCCATACCAGCGGGCCAGAGCGCATCCGCGCAAAACAATGCGTTCGCCTATGCAACCAAGATCGTTCGACCTCTCAGGGTTCCGAGCGCGCGCCAGATTTACTATCAGGGCGGCCAAAGCGCCGGGCCAAGATTGACGCCGATGTCGGTCCTGTCACGCAAGGAATACATGAACCTTCCAAACCCGCTCGATCCCGGCATATCGACACAGTTCTTTTATTCGCCGCAACTTGTCTCGGGCGAGTTCTACGCATGGCCAAACCCGCAGAATGCCAACTTTGGAGCGCGGTTCACCTGGTATAGACCCTTGATGGACTTATCGACGCCAGCCAATACGGCCGACCTTCCGCAAGAATGGCTTAACGGCCTCATGTGGAATTTGGCGATGGAAATGGCGCCAGAGTTCGATTGTCCTCCCCCTCGGTGGCAGATGATCCAGCAAATGGCGGGGTCCAAGTTGCTTTTGATACAGAGTTATGATCGCGAGTCCGAGCCGATTGAATTTGGCATGGGTTATGATGAGGCGGCGCGGTAATGCCGGAAATCCTTTTTGCCGTTGAGAGCGCCGAGTCAAGAAGCCTTCCGCTCAACGCGCAAAGGCTCGTGAACCTATTCACGGAAAAGCAGGATCGTGGGGCAAAGTCACAAACGCCATTGTTCGCCGCGCCCGGCATGTCGGCATTCGCCAACACGGCGGCCGTTGTCGGCGGCATTGCGGCTCTTGGCTCGATCACTGGCGGATCGGGTTACGTCCCATCCAGCAGCGGCGTGGCGACGCTGGGGACAATCATAGCCGGCTCTGGTTACACGGCTGGAACATATACCGGCGTCCCTCTGACGGGTGGCGCTGGGTCCGGGGCGCAAGGCACAATCATTGTTGGATCGAGCAGCGGCGTTTCAAGCGTTGCGTTGACGGCGCCGGGAACGGGGTATCTCGTCGGCGATAGTCTTTCGGCGCTCGCCGCCGCGCTTGGTGGATCTGGGCTTATCACGGTTCTTGGCGCGATCACGCATGGATCATCCTATACGAATGGCGTTTATACCGGCGTTCCTCTGACGGGCGGAAGCGGAACCGGGGCAAAGGCGAATATCACCGTCAGCGGCGGCGTCGTGAGCGCGGTTGCTCTTTCAGTTCCAGGCTACAATTACGTTATCGGAGATACATTGTCGGCCGCCGCGTCGACAATTGGCGGAACAGGTTCGGGATTTTCAATCCCCGTGACAAATACGGAAGTGACCGGGACCGGATTCGGAGTTCCAGTCGCGACGCTCAACACTTACAATAATGTCCCACTCACGGGTGGTTCTGGCACGGGCGCTAAAGCCAACATTACAGTTAACGGGAGCGGCGTTGTTTCCGTCGTTGTCCTCACGGCGCCGGGCGTAAATTACATCGTCGGGGATGTGCTTTCCGCCGCCGCTTCGTCCCTTGGCGGTTCTGGCTCGGGGTTCTCTATTCCCGTTTCCGCGTTGAGCATTTCCGGGGATATTCGCGGTTCATGGGTCAAGCAGGACGTGCCCTATGTAGTATCGGGGCAAACCCTTTATCAACTCAGCCTCGCGTCGAGCGGAATCTATGTCGGGGTTCCCCTCACGGGTGGTTTTGGCGGCGGTGCGCTTGCCAACATCACGATCACATCGGGTGTCGTCACTCACGTCTCTTTGACATCGGGCGGCGCTAATTACCAAATTGGCGATGTTCTTTCCGCCCCACTTGGGGGAGGATCGGGGTTCCAGATTTCCGTCGCTACACTGTCGGGGACAGCTATTGCGACGCTTGGCGCAATCACCGGCGGGCAAAATTACCAAGTCGGAATTTCAACGATTGTCGGAACTGGAATTACCGGGACTGATATCGTCAGCATGTCGGATAATGGGTTCCAGCTTGGCATTGTCAGCGGCGATGTCCAGCAAGGATGGGTTCTTGATACCAATCCTGCGTCGGCAACCTACGGATTTCAGAATATCACGGCCGCATGGACAGCGGCGGGCGTCGGTCCCGCGAACACAATCACCTTTTTTGATGGTTATTTCGTGTTCGATCGGATTGGGACAAATGAGTTTTTTCTGTCCGGTCTTTACGATGGAACGACGTACAACGGTCTCGATTTTGCGTCGGCGGAATCGCAGCCTGATTTTGTCACCGGCACGATCCAGAACTTGCAGCTTCTATTCGTCATTTGCCAAGCCCATCTTGAATTGTGGTATGACGCCGGTGGCGCGAACTTTCCATTTCAGCGGTACACGGGCGCGGGCATCAGCTACGGGTGTTTGTCGCCTCAGACAATCATCCGCCAGGATGGCGCGGTGTTTTTTCTTGGAAGCGACAAAACATTTTATCGTCTTCAATCGACGATACCGATCAGGGTCAGCACGCATCCTGTCGAACACATCATTGATCAGGACCCGGATATCACGAAAGCCTCATGTTTCACTTATACGCTTGAGGGACACAAATTTGTCGTCCTGCAATTGAACGCATCAAACCGGACTCTTGTGTTCGATATCTCGACGAACAAATGGCACGAGCGGGAATCGTGGAATAACACAAATCAGTCGCTAGGAAGGTGGCGGGCAAGCACGGCTTTCCGCGCTTTCAATGGCGTCTATTATGGCGATGCATTCAACGGGAATGTCAACCTATTGGACTGGACGGTTTACACCGAATTGGGAAACACCATTCGAGGTCTGGCCTACTCCGTCCCCTATCATCAAGACCGAAAGCGGTTGTTCATTTCTCGGTTCGAGCTAGACATTCAGGCCGGCGTTGGGCTCCCGAGTGGATATGGCTCGGACCCGCAAATCATGCTCGGGTGGTCTGTTGACGGGGCTCAATCATTCAAGACGCTGCAATTCTGGCGATCAATGGGAAAGATCGGCGATTATTTGCAACGGCTCCGATGGCTCAGGATGGGCAATGGCAGGCAGTTCGTGTTCATGATCTCAATCACAGATCCCGTCCCGCGCGTGATTATTTCGGCTCACGCCGACATCAGCATAGGGATGTAAACCGTGGCAGGCCCGACAAATCCGGCGGTTGCATCAACGGTACTTCCACCAATCACCTGGTCAAAGATCGTTGACGAAAACGGGCTTTTGACTCCGGCTGGCCTCAATCTTTTCCAGCAAATTTGGGCCGGTGTTTATGGATCGGATGGTCTGGGAGCAAAACTTCCCGTTCCTGGGGACTTGAAACCCACCGCCGCGACCGTGGCGCCGACCGGGTGGCTATTCTGTAACGGAGCATCCTATCCGACAACGACCTATCCGGCGTTGTTCGCCGCCATTGGATCTGCCTGGGGGACGGGAGGCGTCGGGACATTCCGGGTGCCAAACCTTACCGGGCGGTTTCCGATTGGCGCGGACGTCGCCTATCCCATCGGAACATCCGGGGGGAATAATTCCTTCACATTATCAAAAGCGAACCTTCCAAATTACAATCTAACCGTGACCGACCCCGGACACGCGCATGGGATCACCGATCCGCAGCATCATCACTCGGGCGGGTCGGCGCCCTCTAGCACGAATACGGCGGGGTCGGCTGCCGGGACATCGACGGCGGCCAATACCGGGAATGCTTCGACCGGGATTACCATCAACACGGCGACGACCGGGATAACCGTGGCATCCGGTGGATCGGGAACCCCGATCGACATTACGCCGTCTTATGCGGCCATCAACTGGCTTATCAAGACCTGAAATTTTGACGATTCCGCCAAATATGATAGGTCATATCCACGGACGAAGGCACCGCGTCCCTTCCTAAAAGTGAAGAGGAACCGGGTGCCAGTCCGTTCCCCCAGGAATCTAGGCAAAACCGTCGATGCAACGTCCCGCATCGCGACGGCGCGCGTCCATGTTCAGGAAAAAGGAACAAGATCATGAATCTGTTTTCATTCGCGTTCGTCGATCCGACGATGTTTCTGTCCACGATGACGCTCAAGTATGGGCGCAATTTCGTCGATGTGGACGCTCATTCCAAGCAAATCCTGCTTCGCGCTCCGGTGGAACTTTCCGATTGGGGTTCCGACGTCGAGCAAGTCGATTATCCCCTGATAGCCGAATGGCCTTCGGCCCGCGCCCTTGTCGCCAATATCGCCAGCGCAATTCGCGAGAATCCCCAGCTTTCATCCGCCAATCTCCAGATTGGTAGGGTCTATGTCGAATCGATCGCTCCCGGCGGCTTTATCGGCTGGAATGTTGATCGTTCCGAATACGCCAAAAAGCATCAGCGGTTCCGGCTTTTGGCATCTCCATGCACGGGTGGCGCATGGCTCAGCGGCGCCGAAAGCATGGGACCAATTGTCGGCAACCTGACCTATTTCAACACGCACGATCTGCATTCGATCACCAATCTTGGGCCGGTCCCGCAGATCAGCGTGATTGTCGACGTGAGGAAACCTAATCTGCAATGACGAGGCCTTTCATCATATTCTCGCTTCCAAGGTCGCGGTCCGCATGGATATCGGCGTTCCTGTCCTATGGGGACCGGAAATGCGGGCATGACCTGGCCACGCGATGCGGCTCGATTGCCGAGTTCGCCGGGCTTTTGACCGGAGAATATGCGGGGACCGCAGAGACGGGCGCCGTGGCGGGTTGGCGCGCGATCCTGCGGGCTTTGCCGAAAGACACGCGGATTGCCGTCATTCGCCGCCCGGTGGCCGAAATTTACGCCAGCCTTGGAAAATTCGGGATCAAGGGGCCCGGATTGATGGACATGCTGACCGCGCGGGACGCGATGCTGGATGACGTCGCATCCATCCCCGGCGTCAAATCGTTCACGTTCGACGGATTAAAGACGCTGGAATCCTGCCAAGCCCTTTTCGAGCATTGCCTTGATGCGTCCTTCGATTGGGAATGGTGGGAGGGATTGGCAAACGTCAATATTCAGGTCGATGTGGCCGAGGAACTTCGATATCAGGCTGAAAACCGTGACCGGATCGAAGGATTAAAGCGCGAAGCGGCGCTGGTTCAACCTGAAATCGTGATCGGCCCGGAAAAATGGCCGACGCTTTGGCCGGAAATTGACGGGCTTTTTGCTGAACACTTTGGCGAGGTCGAGGGGGAACTGGCGAACAATCGCCCGTATCGGCTTGATGAACCGACGATGCGCGAGGCGAACGCCAACGGAACCCTGCGGATATTTTCGGCCCGCGTCGATGGCGTTTTGGCCGGCTATTGCATGTGGCAAGTGACCAGGGACGTGGAAAGCGCGGGAATGCTGATCGCGCAACATGGGCCGTGGTTCGTCCGGCCAAAATTCGCGCATCTTCGTCTTGGACAAAAACTGTTCGATGCGTCTCTGGATGATCTGCGGGCGATCAAGGTCCAGAACGCTTTTCCACACCATCGGTTGCAAGGCAGGGGAAGGAAGCTCGGGGCTTTTTTCCGCCGGCGCGGCGCGGTCGAGACACAGCGAACCTATTCACTCTGGCTAGGCGAGGCGAAATATGCCTAGCATCTCGATTCCACTGATCGGAGCCGGACTGGTCGCGGCGGGCGGCGTCGCATCGTCTGTTATTGGCTCGAACGCGGCTCAATCCGCGGCCAATACGCAGGCGCAAGCCGCGCAAAATGCATCCAATACCCAACTCAGCATCTACGATCAGACGCAGGCCAATCTTGCCCCTTACAATCAGGTCGGGCAAAGCGCGCTGTCGCAACTCGCCTCGCTGTTTGGTATCGGGACGAATGGATCGACGGGAACCGGGCCAACGGCGTCCACCGCGGCGAACGCGACATCCGCGCTGACCAATTACCCCGGCTATCAATTCGGGCTCCAGCAGGGAACGCAGGCGCTCGATCGAAGCGCCGCGTCGCAGGGCCTCTTGCTATCGGGTGGGCAACTCAAGGCGGCTCAACAGTACGGGCAAGGCTACGCCCAACAGAACGGCTGGCAACCCTACATTACGCAACTCAGCGGGCTTTCCAGCCTTGGCGAAAACGCGGCGGCGACGGCTGGCAATCAGGGCGTCCAGACGGGCGCCAACGTCGCGCAAAGCCAACTGGCGGCTGGGCAGGCCACGGCTTCTGGCATCGTCGGATCGGCCAACGCCATCAACGGCGGAATTTCGACGGGTCTCAACAATGCATCTCTCTTGGCGCTGCTCAGTCAGAACGGTGGATCGAGTAGCGGCAGCGGACTGTCGTCGCTCTTGGGCGGCGCCGGCTATGGCGGATTTGCCTATACGGGCTAACGGAAATGGAAAACGCCAATGTTTAAGATGAAATCCCCCAAGATGGCTGGCGCGAAAATGCCGAAGAGCGCGACCCGTCACATGCCGAAACTTCGTCCGCATATGGCGTTCGACGCTGGTAATGCGATGCATAAGGCGTTCCGCGACACGGGCACAATGGTCTCGCCAGATCAGGCGTTCACGTCCGCCATGGCTGGACCTCCGGCCGGTGGTGGCGAGGCGCCGGGCGGGTCCGCGCTTCCCCCCGCTTCACTACCGCCAACAGGATAACCAAGCCCCATGGCCGGCGATCAAACAATTGCGCTCCAGGTAAAGGACCAGCCACAAGATTTCAACGTGGCCGATCTTCTATCGAACGCGCAAAAAATCGAGGGCGGCCAGTCGCAGCTTCAAATGCTGCAACGGCAAAACTCGGGCCAGGATATCCAGTTTCGCAATCAGCTTATTTCCAACGCGGTGGCCCATGCGCTGGATTCCGATAGCTGGGATTCGGCCATGCGCCAGGCCGTGCAGAAAGGCGCTCCAGAGGCCGGGCAGTTCATTGGGCGGTACACACCCTTGCTCCAGCAAAGGCTATTCAGCGCCTACGGCGGGGCTCCCGCGGCGGGTGGCGGCGGCACGGCGGCGAGCGGATTGAGCGCGGCGGCTCCTGGTGGCGCTGGCGGCGCCGCGCCGGCGGGCGACATGATGGATCGCATGTACCAGAACGTGCCTCCCGAACAAATGTCCACCAGCCTGCAAAAGAACAACGCCATCATTTCCGCCATGTCCACGGTGAAGGACGAAGCGAGCTACAATGCGGCGCTCCAGCGGCTACAGGCGGCGGGCATTCCGAACGCGGCGCAATTGGCTGGTCCCTACAATCCATTGAACGTCGTCCGGCTCTACAATGACGCCATGCAGAGGTCGCAATATCTGCAAAGCCGATTGACGAACAGCGCGACGGGCGGACCGAACCCGNTGATCAAGAACGATGTCGAGAAAGTCGGCGATGTCGCCTATAGCGTCGATCCATACTCCGGCACCGCGAAGGCGATGACCCCGCCGGATTGGAAAACGACCGAAACGACCGACGCCTTCGGTCAAAAGCATTCGATCGCCTATAATCCGAAGAACCCGAATGAGACTGTCACCGTCCGCCCAAGCGCCCCGGCGGATGCGTCGCCGTATGCGGATTTCGCGGCGAAGATGGATCACGCTGAAAATGGCACCGGCAATCCGGCGGCCAAAAATCCACTGTCGAGCGCGACGGGCGACGGGCAGTTCATCAACTCCACATGGCTTAGCACGATCAAGTCGGCGCGCCCCGATTTGGCGAAGGGCATGAGCGATCAGCAACTTCTCGTGTTGCGGGCCGATCCCGTCCTTTCCAAGCAGATGACCGAGGAATATGCGCGCCAAAATGCTTCGGATTTGGAAGATAAAGGTCTTCCCGTCACGTCCGCTTCGCTGGCCTTGGCGCATCGGTTTGGATCGGGCGGCGCCACGACGATTTTGAATGCGCCATCAAGCTCGAAACTGTCGGATATTTTGCCCAAAGCCGTGATCGACGCCAATCCGTCGCTCGCGAATATGACGGCTGGCCAGTATGTGCAATCGATGGTTCGACAGTTCGGCAACGCGCCGATGAACGCGGTCAAAACCCCAACGATGGGCGATTTTGACACCGCGAAGATCGATCCGAAACTCACCGGATGGGATTACGCCGCGCAATTCCCGACAGAAGTCCAGAACGCGGCGCGCGCCTACATGAATGGCGAAGTCATTCCGACCGGCAATTCGCGCAATCAGGGCATTGGCGTCATGGCCAAGATGGTGGCGCAAAAGGTCGCAAGCGATCTTGGCCGACCGGAACTCGCGGATGACACGCTTTATCCCCAGCGCCGGCAGATGCAAGTCGAACTCGCAAAGACAACGGCTCCGGCTTCCATCGGGGGACAGATCACGTTCGGCGGAACGGCGCTCGGACATTTGGCCGAATATTCCGAGGCTTTGGCGGATTTGCATAATCGCACGGGCTGGATCACGCCGATCGGTCATTTGATGAACAAGGTTGGCGCTTTGAGCAGCGACCAATCCGAAAAGATCAACGAGGCCGAAGGCATCGCCGCGCATTACGGGCAGGAAATCGCCAAGTTTTATGGCGGTGGTCCCGGCGGCGTCGCGGAACGTGAACGATTCCTCAATTCATCGGCCAGCATGAACCCCGGAACCGCGACCCCGCAGGAAATGGCGGGCATGGTCCGCGCCGAGCGCAACCTGATTCCAGAGCGATACGCACAGATCAAAGCGAATATCGAAAACGTCTTGGGGCCAGAAGCCGCGGCGAAGGCGATTGCGCGCATCAATATCCCGGTGGCCATGGACCGGATCAACAAGTCTCTGGCGACGCTTGACCCGAACGGCCCCGAGGCCAGGGCATTGAAGGGCGCCGGAACGGGAACGGCGGAAAATACGCCAGCGCCGAACGCGGCGGCTTTGCCAAAATTTTCGACCCCTGATGAAGTTCACGCGGCGATCGCCGCCGGGACCATCAAGCCAGGCGCTCAGTTCGTCGACGCGGGCGGCACAATCCGTCAGGTGCCAGAATGACCGATTGGGACGCCTTCCCCGTCGTCGCGCCGGCGACCGCCCCGCCCGCCACCGCTTGGGATGCTTTTCCCGTGGTGGCCCCGGCTATCCCACAAACGAGCCAGACGCTCGGGTTTTTCAAAGGCGCCATGCACCCGTTTGACCGGGCGGCCTTGGCCTTGGAGGGGGCTGCAAATTCCGTTGGGCTTGCCAGGCCATTGAACGCGCTCGGATCGGCCCTCGGAATGGTGCCTTCGGCTGGCGCGGCCGAACAGGGTCATGAACAGTATGTGGCAGATCAAGCCAAGGCCGGCGTCGTGCCCGGCAAGATAGGCGAATTTGCCGGCAACGTCGCCGCGACGCTCCCCTTGGTTGGCATGGGGCCGGTCTCGGGCGGCATGGCGGCGGGCGCTTTGCTCGGGGATAGCGACACGCCGGGCGGCGTGGCCATGGACGCGGCTCTAGGCGGCGTGGGCGGCAAGGCAGGCGATCTCGCCGTGAGGGGCCTGGCGGCGGTCTCTAAACCGATTGTGCGGGCCGTGGCCAATAAGGTGCAGGATTGGACCAGCCCGCTCGCCAGCGCCACCAGGGACGCCGGGCAGTACGTTTATGGCCTCTTGGGCGAAAGCGCGCCGGCTGACATCAAGGCCGTGGCCGAGTCGGCTTCTGGCAAGCCACTGACCGGGGCCGAGGCAATCGGGCGGAATGGCACGAGCGCGCTGGCGGCTTTGGGGCGCCGGTCGGGGACCACGGCCGACCTCTTGTCCGCCCAAATTCAGGAGCGCGCGGCCGCGGCTCCCGATCGCATCCTTGGCGATTATGCAACGGCGGCCGGGATCGACCCGGTGGCGGCGCGCGGCGACATGGACGCCCTGTTGCAAAACGGGCGCGAGGCGGCCGCCCCTTTATTCGAGCAGGCTCTTTCCAAGCCCGGCGGCGTCTGGAGCAAGGATCTCGCGGCGATTTCCCAGCGGCCCGTGGTCCAGAAAGCCCTTGCACAGGCCTATGACGACATCCTGAACGCCGGAAAAGACCCGGCGGGATTCGGCTTCACGGCCAAAGACCCGGGAACGGGGCAATTCATCAAACAGCCACGGCCGACCGCCGAGGCATGGGATTTGGTCAAGAAAAACGTATCGGGCCAAGTCGAGCGCGACCCCTTCGGAAAACCCATTCCGGATTCCATTTCTCGTGGAAATTACAATGTCGGCGTCGCCGGACGCGATCTGACCGGAGCCATGAAAGACGCCATCCCCGGTTATGGCGAGGCGCTGGATCGATCTGGCGATTATCTATCCCTGAACAAGGCGTTTCAGGACGGCCAGAATTTTATCCTCAAGCCAGGCGTCACCGCCGCGCAAATGGCTGACCGCGTGGCCGATCTCTCCCCGGCTGAATTGCAGGCTTTCAAGGGCGGAATCGCGAACAAACTGTTCGACCAAACACAGGTTGGGCGGCTTCGCCCCGCGATTTTTGATCAGCCGATTGTTCGGCAAAAGCTCATGGTCGCGCTCGGGCCGGAAAAGGCAACGCAGTTCCTCGATAGCATGAAAATCGAGGCGCAAATGGCCAAGAACGGCGCTCGCATGAACCCTGATACCGGATCAATCACATCGAACATCCTCAACACGACGGCGGAACAGGATCAAAAGGGCGCCGCCGTCATGGACGGCATTTATGCCGGGCTCCACGCGGCGCATGGCAACACGATCGGGGCCGGGGCGCGAATCCTGTCCGCGGCTCGCAGGCTTGGCTATGGCGTCGATGGAAAAATGTCGGAGCAAACCCGCAACGAGGTCGGAAAGCTCTTGATGATGAGCCCCGAGGATTTGGCGAACCATCTACAGTCGCTTGATGGGGCGTTCAATCCGCCGGTGGTCAATCGTGTTGCTGGAGGCATCAATGCAATGCGGCCCGCCGCCATTGGGGCCGGGGCGCTCGCCGGATCGGGCATGACGGCTTCGCCGGCTTCCACTTTGCCACCTTTGACAATTCATCCCGCATCTTCGCAGGAGACCCGACAGTGACCTTAAAACAGGCCATAGCATCGCATTGGTCGCGGCAACCGCGGCAATCATTAACCCGTTCGACATCGCGCGTCCGGTGGTTTCTGCTGGCCCTATTACTTTTGATCACGAATGCGGCGACGTCAATAGCGCAAACGGTTCCGCTTGGGCCAAGGCTTGTTCTTCCATATCAAACGGTTATTGACTCGACGGGCGTTCCGTTGCCCGGAGCGCAGCTATTCTTTTACGCATCTGGCACCAATACGCCTCTGACGACCTATTCGGACCCATTGCTATCCACGCCAAATGCGAACCCGGTTACAGCAAGCGCGGCGGGTGTTTTCCCCAACATTTTCCTTTCGGGAAACTATAAGGTCGTCTTGACGGATTCATTGGGAAATCAAATCTGGACCGCGGACCCGGTATATGGCGCAAAGATCACGGCGCAATGTAACGATGTTAACGCACAGACAGGTACGAGCTACACGCTTGCGGCTTCTGACAATTGCCAACTTGTCACGTTTAATAATTCATCTTCCAATATCGCCGTTACGCTGCCGTCTCCGACAGCGAATGCGTCGTTTGGACAATGGAGCGCCACGCTTAGTTCGATCGGGACAGGCACAATTATCGTAACCCCGCAAGGCGGCGCCACTATTGGAGGTCAATCCTCCCTGACAATTAAATCAGGAAATTCCGCATGGATTTTATCTGACGGAACCAATTACCAAGTTGTCATGTTTGGGATTGGATCGGTCACGAGCGTAACTTGCGGAACCGGGCTTTCTGGCGGCGTGATTACGTCGGCTGGAACATGCGCGCTTATCTATGGGACAACGGCTAATACCGCCGCGCAAGGAAATGACAGCAGGATCACGGGCGCTGCTCAACTTGCCGCTGTGCAAACATTCACGGGAGCCAATACATTTTCCGGCACCACGACATTCTCCGGACACGTTATCGCGACGGGTTTGCTTGGGAGCGGTACGGTTTCTAGTTCCATATGTTTGGATGGCAGCGGAAATCTTTACAAGAGCAGCGGTTCTAATTGCTATTCGAGCGGTTCGGCTGGCGCTGGTGGTGCAAACACACAACTCCAATATAACAACAGCAGCGTTTTGGCCGGAATAAATTTATTGACTTGGAATGCAGGGTCTCAAACGCTAACGCTTATTGATGGCGCGACATGGACAACTTCGGGACTGTCCGGCTCCCTTGGCATTGGCCTTGCGGCTGGTCATGAAATAACATGGGGAACCTCGCCCCTGTATATTAGCGGCTCTGGTTCCGCTGGTTCTGATTGCATTGGCATTAAAGAATCAACAACTTTTTATTTTGCTTTTTGCGATGATGTAGGAGCAGACTTTTCAATAGGCGCGGTGGGAAAGATTGGAAATATCGAGTTCAATAACGGATCGAACGCAATCACGACTTTGTGGACCGACTCAAACGGTTATCTAAATATTCAAGGTAGCGCCGGAACAACTTTAAGCAATGGCGTTATTAAACTCGGGACATTAACGGCGGCAACTAGAATAAATTTCCCAAATGGCGGAAATGATACGTCATCGGGACTTCAAGTTGGTAGCGTTACAAGTGCGACAAGCGATATTTTATTTCAAGCTGGAAGTTCGGTTTCCCTTCCAACGCCAGGCTCTACGGCTAATGGCGCTGGAATTATCGGGCTTCAGACCGCTGGAATTAACATTGGCGGGACTAACTATTATTATCCGGGTCTCATTGTTCAAGGTTTTCATACTCCATCATCGTCGGGGTGCAGTCCATTTTGCCAAGTCAATGATATAACTCTCATGGATAGCGCCGGAAACGCAATTGTAGGTTTGCAGACGCCCGTTAACGCGACGCCCGGTCATCCATTTCCCTTTATGATCGGCACCGCAAAAAGCGTAACCGCCACTAATATCGACGAAGGAATGTACGTTGGACAATTGTTTTTGGCCGATGTTATTCCAAGCGGAACCGTGGAAGGACCTCGCATCGTCTGGCAACCGGGGCCAAGTCAAACCTCGCCGCAAACGGGGCCATCTTTTCTCGGAATTGGAAATGAAAGTCCCTCAAATTATAATGTTTTCATTGGACAGACTCAAAACGAAGTGACGCCTTGGGATACATCTGACGTCTATCAAGTAGATGTTGACGTACAAGGATGCTTTGGCGTCGCGGGCGCGGGCGGAACGTCTTTTGGCGGCGATCCAGTATCGTATATGGTTGGAAAAATGTGCCCAATCGCCTCGGGCGGAATTGCAATTCAAAATCCCGCGAAAAGCGCGGCGGCTCCGATCAGCGCGTCCTATCTTGTCGCTGGTACGCTTTATTCAGCGGCGGGAACCGCGTTGCCCTCATGTGTTTCTGGCTTGAAGGGATCGAAGGCCACGGTCAGCGACGCCACATCTCCAACTTACCACGGGACTTACACCAGCGGGGGAGCCGTAACCTCTGGTGTTATTTGCAATGGATCGGCATGGGTGACTGACTAATGCGAAAGATCATAATTTGCGTTGCCTCTTATGTGGCGATTCTAGGCGCGGCAATGGCGCAACAGCCGCAATTGACAGTTGAAGACTATCAAGCGGCGCTGACTGCCATGCAGTCGCAGATAACGAATCTCAATACTCAGGTCGCGGGGGCCGCAATTGATTTGGCGCGGTCTAAACGCGATGCGGCAAAAGAAATCGCGGATTTGCGAAAACAGATTTCCGATCTCAAGAGCCCGGTTCCGCCGAAGGGAAATAAATAATGTATAAGCGGATGTTTTTCGTTTTGCTGGCGTTTGGTTTCGCTTCGCCAGCCTGCGCGCAAAATGTAGCTGAATATTGGTCTGGCCAGGCCAATTCACGCGAAATTCATGCGCGCAAATCAGTTGGCGCTCCAATGCGCCTGTCCGGCGCTGTCCCGCAGATGATAGCTCGGTATGTCGCGGCGACAATTGGCCAGCGATGGGAACATGCCGCGCTTCGTATCGCAAAAATCGAATCCGGGTTTCGATGCAATGCGCGAAACGGTCGTGCGGTTGGCGTTTTCCAGAACATTGATCCTGGTCGGTTCGGCGTTTCTCGTTCGGCGGCTTTGACCTGTGACGGCGGCATTCGAGCCGGCGTCGCGCACATGGCGATGTGCATCCGAGAAGGCGCGGCGAGCGAGGCCATGTTGATGCGTTGTCACAATTCAGGATCGCCGTGGGGACGAGTTGATCGAACCTACCGAATTGCCTTGAGGGGATAGCGATGGACAACGGCGGCGAACATTTCCGGGCGTTGCGGCGGTTTTGCTGCTTTGTCGGATGTTTCGCCGTCGTGATCGTCGTTCCGTGGCTGGCTCATGCCGACTATGACGGCGATGCTTCGCCGGAAATCCAAGCATGGTTTCGTACTGTTCATAATGGCGAGGGGCAAGTTTGCTGCGATGGAACGGAGGTCGTTCACGTCTCGGACTACCAATGGCGCGGCGATCATTACGACATCGTGGTTGATGGAGTGACCTATCACGCGTCTCCATCAAAAGTCGCGACAGAGCCAAATCGATTGGGCGATGCTATTTCCTGGTTCTACCCAAAGGGCGCGACCAGAGATGACAAGACATTACGTTGTTTCATGAGAGGCACGGAAGGCTGACATGGATTGGTTTCAGGTTCTTCACTCGGTTTGCCGCACGGGTCACTTGCCAATCTTGCAAGGGGCGTCGGCGGCCATGCCGCAGATCATTTCGCTTGCCGAACTTTCGACGCCATTGCGCCAAGCCCATTTCCTCGCGCAATGCTGCGAGGAAAGCGCCGGCCTGACCACGATGGTCGAGGAAGCCAGCGGGCGGGCCTATGAGGGGCGGCACGACCTCGGAAACGTCCACCCTGGCGATGGCGTGAAATACAAAGGCCGCGGCATGATCGAACTGACGGGCCGGGCCAATTATGCGCTCTACGGCGCGAAACTCGGGCTTGATCTTGTGGATCATCCAGAACTTGCCGAATCCTTTCCGGCGGCTGGCCTTGTCGCCGCGCTCTATTGGGAAATCCGCAAGATCAACATTCATGCCGATGCCGACAATATCGTGGCGTGTACCGAGGCCGTCAATGGCGGATTGAACGGATTGGCCTCTCGGAAAGCCTATCTCGCCAAAGCCAAACACGCGCTTGGAATTGGGGCTTGATATGACATCACGTCGACAGTCGGCAATCTTCCTTGGCGCATTCATCGTCTGCTTCGCGATGCTGACGGGCGTCGGCGGTTCATTGCTTCGACCGATCGCCTGGTCCAGCGCCAGCCCTGTTTGCACCGCCGATTTGCCGCGGCTCAAGGTCGTCCGGCACTTCATATCCCAACGCCTGTTGCGTGTTCATTGTATCTAGGAGAACGCCATGCAAATCGATCCGAAAACGCACATGATTATCGCCATGATACTCACTCTTTTGATGGTGCTGGCGAAAGGCGCCATCGCGCTCCCCATGGGCATCCCGCCCGAAGTCGGCCAATATGTCACGTCATGGTCGAATTTCGCCGTGCAGATCTACCTTCCCATTTCCGGATGTCTTGCCGGCTATTCGTCCAGTCTTCCTGGCCCGTTTGCGCCACCTGATTCACCCGCCGTCAAAGCCGCGACCGACGCCGGCAAGGTGAATAGCCCTGTGTTCGCCATGGTCGTCGCCGTCGCTGTTGCGCTGGCCCCAACGGCTTGCCAGAAAGCCCAAAACGACCTGACAAAGGTTGACGCCGCGGTGACGAAATATGGCCCCATCGTCGGGAAGGATTTGGTTATGTTCGCCAATATCCTCTACCAGGTCGAATGTTCTCCAGCGACCCCTCTTGCTGGAGCTGCTGTTGCAAATATCTTGAACGTCGTCGCGCCAAACTCGACTGCCGCCAGCAAATTCCAGGCGCGGGTTACTCAGAATGACAATATCGCCGCGCAGCTTTGCCCATTGGTCGCGAGCGTCAAGGTCGCCATCGGTCAGGTGCCAGCGGGAACGCCATCGCAAACCATCGCGGCGGCTCCAGCGGTCATCGGCGCCGCGCCAGCGACGGGAGGCTGACATGACCCCTGAATGGCAGGCGCGGCTCCATAGCGCCATCGTCGATAGCGAAGGCGTCGGGACGTACATCGTCAAGGGGCTACAGGCGCTCCAATCGAATCCCGGCGTCATGGACTTCGTAAAGGGCATCCCGGCGCTGGCGCGCTTCGCTGGGCCATTGCTGGGCATGATCCCGGTAGTGGGCGAGGTCGAAAGCGTTTTGGAGGTCGCTGATTGGGGCGTGGAGCATTGGGAGGCCATTGCCGCCCTTGGTGCCGCCGTCCACTTCGCGCCAGCCGATGGCGACGATCTGGCGCGACTGCAATCCGCCAAAGGGCAGGACCTCTGACCACAAAGCGAAAGGTGGCCCGATGAACGACGCGACTGAAGCAACCGACGCCGGCGCGCGCGCCTTGGGGGTGGCCGTGGCGACACATCCGACGTTCGCGGTCGCGTTGTTCGGCGGATTGGTCGGGGCCATCGTCACGGGCTCCGGCGCGTATTTCTCGGTCAAGGGTGAGCTGTCGGACCACGGCAAGGACATCGCCGCGGTTAAAGCCCAGGTCGCCGACAACGAGCGCAGATCCAGCGACAAGCTGGACGGGCTCTCACGCGACATCGGCTCCATGAACGTGCAGATTGGCCGGATTGATTCGTCGGTTCAATTCCTGGTGCGCGCGTCGGCGCCAACCCAACAGCGCGGCCAGCAGCCGTAGAGTGGCGCTTTCTGTTCTAAAGGGCGTGGGTGCCTTCAACGCCGCGACGCATCCGTTCGATGGTGCGCTGTTGAAGCCAATGTTGCGCTTCCTCAATGTGAGTCAGGGCACATGCGTTGGCCTTGCAAGCGTATGGCCCTTTCTGGAAAGAGCGAAGCCGGTCAGCCACGATAGCGAGAAGAACTTCCTGCGTCAGACCGTTTACGCCGTTCTCCGGGATCGTTCCGTTTTGGAAAACGATCGCGCCGGGCGGTAGCATCGCCTCATTTTTGTTGCATGACGGGTTGGCGTGGTAATCCACCCCCGTCACAAGATAGAAATGATTTGCACCGCCGCTGCCCGGATCGTCGATAACCTCGATCTTCAAGGTATCGTTGGCGGGGTTTATTTTATGCTCGGTCAGTTCACGCATGATGGTCTCCTATGGGCCTTTCCCATTGAGTTAGCTCGTAGATCTTCTTGCCTACGACGCTTTCACGAAACACTTTCCCGCCCCGGCTTGAAGTATGCTCGCGCATCCCCTGGCAAAAGCCCTCGTTGTAGGCGTCGCGAACCAATGAACGAAGCCAGTCAATCTCATTGGCGGCGGCTGTCGCAACTTCCGCATCCAGCTTATCCCATGAATGTCAATTCGCGTAGTTTCTCACCATTGCGCGAAGCATGGAAACCGGGTTTGCCATCGTCCGGGCCTATTCTGGTTCGGTTGAGGGGAACGGATCACCGCTTTTGATGCGGTGGTGGATAAATCGAAAACCCTGATCGATTTCGCCCATGCGCGCCGCCAAGACAATCTTCGCGCACCGCTCGCGCTCGGCGGCTACAGCGACCTCGATTGCGGCTTGCAGACCGCTCGCCACGACCATATGACCCGGCGCGGCCTTCACGTATGCGGCGTTCGCTGCGGCTTGAAGTTCATCGGCGTTCATGGCGGGCGCTTTCTGTTCTAGGCGGCGAGGGCGTCGGAACGCCCCCACTGTTCCGCCATGGCGTCGGCAATGCCGACAAGGGTTCGGCTCCGCTCTTTCCAGCGATCGGGGCCGGGCGACATGAAATGAACGCGGGGTTCGCGCCCTTCCACGATGTTTGTAGGCGCCAATTTCGACAAGTTTTTGAGCCACAGACAGGTCGCCTTGACCTCGCCGTGGCCGAACTGCCACGGCTGAATGATCTGATCGGGTTTCATGATCCTGCTCGATATGATGCTGATCGGGTTTTCCAGCGCGATGCGCGGGATCGGCGCGGCCAGCAACGTCCGAACAAAGTCCAGCGCCTCGATCTGTTCTTCGCGCTTGTCCTTGAACCAGCGGGCTCCGCTGACGGCCAGATGGGTGCAAGGCGGGTGAGCGATCATCAAATCCCAATGCGTCCAAGTAATGCGCTTTAGAACATCGCCCTGAATGTGGTTCGGGCTGTCGTCCTCGCTCGGCAACAGGTCGCACGAATAGGCGTCGTGTCCGCGACGGCGAAAAGCCTCGCGCACAACTCCCGAATATTCACAGGCGACCAGCACTCGCATTTTTTGGGCCTTTCGTAATTCATGGCTCCACGCTTCTCCCGTTACCTAGGCCGAGAGGGCGCACCGTGTTAATTCACGCGCTGGCATGGTGATTGACCCTTGCGAGGCAATACCAAATACCGGGGCCGACCGTGAAAATATGCTCCCGGCTTGACAGATTGTCAAGACCTTGATAAATTTTCTCACATGAAAAAGCCTCTGGTCGTGAAACCTATCCGAGCGTTCGTTTTGAACGCCCCCGATCAAGAGCGCATGTCCGCTCTGACGGGGCTAAAGCCCGCGCACATTTATCGCGCCGATCAAAATATGAAATGGGTCATGCGGCCCGGCGAATTGCTTGGCGTGTTCGATGGGCTTCGCGTCTTTGGAAAATTTCGCAAGGAAATGGTCGAAGGGCTCCAGCGCGTGAAGGCGTGGGGCGCCGTCGCCTATGACGTGGAAACCGGGATGCGCTCGGACCTTGATGGCGCGGAAATGCTTGATCGCGGTCTAGCGAAGGTCCACGCCGAAGCGACCATGCCGACGCGCGCCAAGGCGCTAATGATGGTCGAGCGCAGACTCGCGGCCAAGGAAGAACGCCGGATGCTCCGCAGCGAGGCGCAAGCCATCTGGCTAGATATGACATACAAAGTTGATGAAGCGGTGCGGCTTATGCCGGGCTGGACGCAGGCAAGCGCCTACCGCACGTTTGGCCCTCGGGGTGCGAAGCCGGGGCGTAGATCAAAAGACGCGCTGGCGGCTGACCCTAATCGCGGGTTCATTTACTTCATCCGCGAAAACGGCAAGGGCCACGTCAAGATAGGCTTCGCGAAGAACATCAAACACCGCCTCACGACATTGCAGATATCGCACCATGGTAAGCTGGAAGTCGTCGGCGCTATCAGTGGCACAATGAAAATTGAAAAGTCGCTGCACCGCCAGTTCGCGGATTACCGTCTAAGCGGCGAGTGGTTCCGTGTTGCTGGCGAATTGAAGAAATTCATGGCAACTTTACCAAAGTACCTCGAACATTAGGGAGCCGCGTCGTGGACCTTGATAAGCCGCGTACACCGCCGATCGAACCGTTGGATTATCTCGGCGGTATGAAGGTCGTGGATATTGGCGATCTGCGAATTGCTCGTGGAATGACCCGGCGTCCATTTACAGCCTGCCACCACCCGCGACTTTTTTACGACCAAAATGAACGCCGTATCTGGTGCCGAGATTGCGAGACCGATGTTGAAGCATTTGATGCTTTTAAGCTCCTCATTGAAAATTACAGTTATGCCCTTGATGAAATCAAACGGGATCGAACAGCGCTGGATGAGGCTTTGAAGTTTTCGATTATTTCGATCGCCGCCAAAAAAATAGACGAAGCATGGCGTTCTAAGAATATGGTCCCCGCATGTCCGACCTGTGGGCATGGTCTATTCCCGGAACAGTTTAAGTCGGGATTGACGATGCTTGGGAAGGACTATGCAACAGCGAAATTAAATAAGCGAAACGAAACCAAATAAGGAGCAAAAAATGCTTAATCGACGCGCATTTATCAAAGCCGCCCCCGTCGCCGTTGGCGTCGCATGTGCGGCTCCGGGCGCCGCCAAAACGCTTTCTGAGCCGATGGTGCATGGTGAGGCGATGATCGCTCCCGCCGTGCGTGAGTGGCAGTGGTGGGGCTCAGGGCATGACGGGGAGTACCGAGCCGGTCCGTTCTCAACTCGTGAAGAAGCAATTCTCGCCACGCCTCCGGGAGAGACAATTATTGAGGCGGTCCAAGGCGAACTAGACCTGTCGATCGATGTTGATCGAATCTTTGAGGACTGGAATGAAAATTCGGACAACCAAAATTCAGATGGTGATTTTTGCTTGTCTGATCGCGTTTCGGACGCGGACTATAAGGATTTGCAAAAGCGCCTTGACCGCGCGGTTACGGAATGGGTTGTCGCCAACAAGATAGACACGACTGGGTGGCGCTTCGACGATACCCGCAACGAAGAGTCACCGGACTTCTACGGGCCAGATACAGATTTACTATGGCGGGCTCGGGCTGCTGGAAACCTGGATGCGGTAGCAATCTTGAATTGGCCAGTCGAAGGCCACGCCGCGTAACATTTAAGGAGCGAACCATGAGCAATGAGATTTACGGCTGGTTCGACGACGCTACGCAGCGAGAGCCGTCCCACAATCCGCGCGTGGACGCCATTTGCTTATTTTGTGGGATAGCGATCACACCACAAGACGTTCGCACACATAGCTTAATGTACGCTGGCCAGTATGCCGCGCGGAGCTACTTCTATCGAACGCATAGAACGTGCGCCGACGCCGACCCGACGCACACCGCGAAAGACAAAATTGTTCTCGACATGATACGCCAAAATGGCGATTGAGACGTTAAAGGAGCAATGGCCGTGATTTTCTCCATTGCTATCGCGTACACAGTCGGCGCGCTTGCTACCTTGCGCGCGTTCAATACAAAGCAACTCGCTTGGACTATTGGAACGACCAGCACACAGAAGATCTTGACCATTTCACTATGGCCGATGGTCATTTTGGTGTGCCTGTTTCAAGGCCCTTGGCGTCACTAGGGGAGCATGGAATGAGCAACGATAATAGTTCGATTACGCCGACTCCCCCCTTGGATATGGTGGACGGCCTCGGTTTACCGGACATTGAAGCCGCATTTAATATGCGTGATTGGTTACAATCCGCGCTGGAAGCAAAAGGCGCGAAGCGCCTTGGCGGCGGTTTTGGGTTCGGGCAGGCCGACCTTGATATTGAACTTGAGGGCTGCAAGTTTAATGTTTCGATCCGACCAATTTAAGGAGCAACCGATGCGCGTTTTGGTGTGTGGCGGCAGGGACTTTAACGACCACGCGATGGTGTTTGAACGCCTTGACGCGCTGCATCAGCGCGACCAAATATCCTTGCTGATTGAAGGCGGGGCTCGCGGCGCGGATGCGTTGGCTGCTGAATGGGCGCTCGCGCGCCGCGTTCCATCTCGTAGGTTCACAGCGCAATGGGATGTTCATGGCCGATCTGCTGGGCCAATTCGCAATCAAAAGATGCTGGACGAAGGAAAGCCCGATCTCGTTGTTGCGTTTCCCGGCGGTCGAGGGACGGCGAACATGATCGCGCTGGCAAAGACCGCCGGCGTCTATGTGACCAACATTTAAGGAGCGCTTCAAGGCTTATCAAGCACTCGGAATCGACGAGAAAACTTATCGGCGGCTCGACTGGCGGGCTGTCAAGGCTTGGAAGGAACTGCCATGAACAAGAAATATGAATTTACCGGCGAGACGAAAAACTGGCTTGGCATCACTCTTCATCAAATCCGCGCCGTTCGCGCAATTGGTTTGATTGTGGCGGGAACGGTCGGCGGATGGATCGAGAGCGAAAAAAATCTTTCGCAGGTCTCCGGCAATGCGTGGGTCTACGGCAATGCGCGGGTCTCCGGCGATGCGCAGGTCTCCGGCAATGCGTGGGTCTACGGCAATGCGTGGGTCTACGGCAATGCGCGGGTCTCCGGCGATGCGCAGGTCTCCGGCGATGCGCGGGTCTACGGCAATGCGTGGGTCTACGGCGATGCGCAGGTCTCCGGCGATGCGTGGGTTCAGTCTCGCATTATCTGCGCGACGCGATCGGATGGCTACACGTTCCTTCTCGCGCTCGACAAAGACAATGTTTTTCGGATCATCGCGGGATGCCGCTATTTCGATTTCTCCGAGGCACGGGCGCATTGGAAAGAGACGCGCGGCGGAACACCATTAGGCGATGAAAGCCTTGCTATCGTGGATCATCTCGATCGCATGTCGAAAATCTTGGACTTAAAAGGAACGAAGATGCGATAAACGCGATCAATTCGATCCGGTTGAACCGATAGGAGACGACGATGGCATTTTTCTGCGACCACCAATGGACTTACTTTGGCGCTGGCAGTCTGGTCCCGACGCGCCGCTGTAGCCTATGCGGACGTGGAGAAGTCCTTACACTTCGTCCGGGTAAACCGGAAGGCGTCTGGATGATTCAAGACCCTGTGCCGGGCCGCTTCGATTGGCAAGGCACTTATGACAAGTTGAAATCAGCGCTCTCGAAATAGGAGCCTCCCGGTGGGAGATAGCGCCCAGCCGCGCCCCGATCCGGCATCCCCATTTTACAATTTCCCCGTAACCCCTTGACCTTTCCGGGCGTCTTTACACTCGGTCTTCTGGCAAATGTTTCAAATTGCTTATGAAATACCCGACTGAAAATCGCAGTGTCGGTGGTTCGATTCCGCCCCTGGGCACCACGTTTTCTGCATTTCGCCAATCTGGTTTTACAGTCCGGTTTTACACTTTTGTTCGTGGCGCGTTCGTGAATCGCAGCCCGATGACCTTCGCCTTCGTGTCAGCCGATAGCCTCGCCTCGCTGCTGTAGTGCCTCGCCATGCTCGTCGACGACTGCCCCAGCACGTCTGCGATCTCCCCGTCGCCAAGCCCGGCTTCCTTGAGCAGCGTCCCCAAGGTGTGGCGAAGCCCATGCAGGGTCAGCCCCGGCTCCACCTTTCCAGCCGCCTCCAGGCCGGCGCGGAACCGGTGCCAGACCGTATCAAAGCCGTCCGCCGTCCAAGGACGCCGCTCGCTGTTTAGGGCGATCTGGACGCTTTTGGCGACCGGCCGCGTGGCAAGCGCGGCCGCTAGGATAGGGTGAATCGGCAGCGCGACCGGCTGGTCCGTCTTGCTGGTCCGGACGGATATCATGCCGTCCTTGATTGCCGACAGCGTGACCCGGAAGACGTCGGTCTTTCGCATCCCGGTCGTCATCAGGATTGCAAGCGGCAGGAGGACGTGCGGCTTGGCTTCCGCAAGCACTACGGCGCGCTCGGCGGCCGTCCACGGGCGATTGGCCCTTGCGCCGCCCTTGGCCTTCCTAAGCCGCCGGACGGGCTCTGCGAGCGGGTTGACCTTCACGATCCCCGCGTCGACGCCGTAGGCCAGTAGCAGCCCGAGGACGGTCACGACATAATTCGCCATCCAGCGGCGCCGCGCCGGCAATACGACATGATCCCGAAACTTGAGGATCTTCGGCCTGTCGAGCGCGGCTGCGGGGAAGCCGTGAAGCGGGCGAATGGCGTCGAACGCGCGCTCATAGCTGGCGCGCGTGACCGGCTTGATCTCGTCTTTCCAGCGCGGCGATTTCTTGTAGGACTCGATCAGGTAGCCGATGGTCTTTTTGGGCTCGATCGGCGGCGCGGTCTTCCACGCTTTTGTAATGGCTTCGACCTCGGCGACGAAAGCCGGTGAGTTAACGGGCCGCGCCTTGATCGGCAATCGCTTCCCGTCCCGGCGATAATAGGCATATTCAACGCCGTCAGTGGTGACGACCTGAACGTACCTAATTCGCATGTCGACCCTGACCACGCTTTGCCCCGGCAAGGATTTCCTCGAAGGCCTCATCGTCGCGTCCTTCCGTCGATCTGTCCAGAGGATCGCCAATCCGGACCGTTACGGACCCGTCTCTGTGGATAGTTATGGCGCCGATCGGCTTTCCCACAGCCTCCACGGCCGCCGTCGCCGCTTTGACGGCTCGGCGGACATCAGCCTGGCGAAACGGCGCGGCTCTCGTCATCGCCCTATTCTCTCCGCTGGCGGTATGAGGCGGGGGCGGGTCATGGGGTGTAACCAATGATTTCAGCAACGCGGCGAAGTTGTTCAATGGTCGCACGGTATAATTGATCTCGGATTTTATAGCTGTGCTGGTTTGCCCAAATTTGATCTTCTTTTTCTTCCGCAGTATAAAATTGCCAAGCGCCATAGCGACCTTGCGCCGTCCGCATGGTTTTTTTGTTGACCTTTTTTTCACCATACCCCGTTCCGATAACCCAATGGGTTTTAGTCTCATTTTCAATTATCTCGGGGATAAAATGCTTGCTATAAATCGGACCTCCGGTTGACTGGCCGCGCGCGTCTTTCTCGTAAACGCGGTGGTTTGCGTCAAATCGCCAAATTTCGTCGCCAACTTTAAGCGCGCTCATTCCCCTTCCTCCTTTAGAGCGGCGTCGGCGGGCACTCCCTTAACGATAGAGGCGGCGTTGGGGGCCGCAGTAAGAGGAACCCATTTAGTGGGTTTGTTGTCAGACTCATAATCGCCAGACCATTCAAAAATCGCATGACCTGTTCCGAGATAACAAAAAACATCGCCATTAAAAAAACCTAGTTCAAACGCTTCGTCTCTACCCGGCCCAAGCTTTGGGCTTATCGGAGTGCCATCGGAATCATGGAACATCAGCCGCTCACAATAATATATCACCATCATGGGCTCGTCGGGTTCGTCTGAAATGAGTCGCCATTGCGTTGCATCCGCAAGCGCCTTTTTCAGCGCCTCGATCTGCTCGTTCTGTTCCCGCATGATACGCTCGACTGAACGCGCTGGAAGCGGGTCGGGCTCGTCTTGCAATCTCTGTAATAGAGTGCGGTTGTCTATCTCGGTCATCTGAGCCTCGCGATGAATAGGCGGGGTTGTTTCCCCGCCTGATCTATTTAGTCGGCAACGCGGCGCGCTTCTTCCGCGAATGGGTTGAACTCCCGCGACAAACGGAATTCATAAATTCCCGGTTCAAGATCGAATCCGCCGTGAGGCGCCGCCGCATCCTGAATGAGCGATTGTGGATCATTCAGGATCGCGTAAATGATCGACATTCCGGCTGGAACATCGTTCGTGCGCTCCATCACGTCACCACCCGTCAGAACGTGGTGATGCCCGCTTTCCGAATGCGATATAATGAAACCATTGCCGATCTTTTCGACGGGTTTGGTTTCCATTTTGGCGGGAAGCGCATCGATCTTTACGATGCGAACCTCGCCTTGCTGACCAACGATCTTCTTCATGTTCATGTCCTTTTTTCAGGGTGGATATATTCAGCCTGTGGGTCGCCAATCCGCCATGCCTGCGCGGCAATAGCGGTATTGATTGGCAGCCCATCAATGTCAGAGATACGCGGAACGCCCTCGACAATGATTCCATTGCGCGGGCAATTCGCTTTAAGAAAACGGCCCGCTTCTTTCAATCCCGGTAATTTCAACTCGATAAGCTGCCCGATATCCGGCGAGCCACTATCATTGACTACTTTCGCCTTAAGAACGGAAAGCATCTTGGGCCAGCCGACGATTGCCGCGCCAGCCGCGCGTTGCTCTACATTTTCGGCCTTGATGACTTCTTTCGGATCAAGATTCGCGCGATCCTCAATCCACCGCGCCGGAACTGATGTACCGTGCCAATGGTGGAGCGCCCATCCATCACGGTAAGCAATCGATGGCCCTGTTTCGCAATGCAATCGACCAACTTCGTCTCGATTGATAACTGTAGGTCGATCTGAAATCGCCAGCACATTGCTATGCCACCAAACCCATCCGCAAGATTTCATCAAATCTTCGTCAATTGAAAATTTTTCTAAAACAGGGTCATTCCACGACATAACGTCGCGGAAAAATGAAACATATGCGCCCCATGAGGCGTATAATGACCCGCCATACGAATTAGCCCTGACGCTGTCCCCGACGCTGGCCCCGACGCTGGCCCAG